GACGGCAAGTGACGTGAGAGTACCTACGGAAGTAATATTTGTCTGGGCAGTCTGCAACTGGTTCGCTGCAAAGGCACCGATGGTGACATTAGCAGTGTTCAAGTTGGACAAGGTGTTACCGCCCGAGGAGAGAATAGGTCCTGCAACACTCAAGGAGGTCAGGGTCCCTACGGAGGTAATGTTCCCTTGGGCAGTCTGCAACTGGTTTGCGGCAAAAGCACCGATGGTTACGTTTGCAGTGTTCAAGTTTGACAAGGTGTTACCGCCCGCGGACAGAATGGGGCCGGCAACACTCAAAGAGGTCAGGGTCCCGAGACTTGTGATGTTGCTCTGGGCCGTTTGGAGTTGGTACCCGGATAATCCCCCCGTGACTTGAACAGCCTGGATGTTTGTAACGTTCGAACCGTCGCCTATGAAATAGCTCGCAGTCAGGTTATCGAACAGGGCTCCTTGTTTAACGGTCAGTGCGTATCCCGGACTTGAAGTTGTATGGATCCCGACATTACCTTCTGGGTCTATGACCATGGCTAGTGTCACATAGTCCCAGAACTCTGCCACGTTGTGTAGGTGCCCCCCGCCTCCACCCTCGTATTGAGTCACCTTGAGAGCAGTGGCCGTTCCAAGGTTATTTATGGAGAGCGCGTTGGTCGCTTGGGTGTTGGTCGCAGTAATGATGAAATTACCCGTCACAGTGAGAGTATTGGCGACCACATTCTTGAAATTTGCCGTTCCAGAATTTACAGCCAGATTACCTGATAGAGTGGTGTCACTCCTGACGGTCAGGGTCTGTGTGGAAGTACTGGAGTATACATTGAGATCCCCAGCTACGTTGGAGTACCCCATCTGGTATTTACAGTTAAAAAAAGATCAGGCAAATGAATCGGAGACTGACTTGATTGCATATTCAAAAGCCTTTTTTACATGTTTCAAACCCTGGTAAAAGCTTAGGTTTGCCAAGAGCCCCTGACAAAGGTCCTTGGCATTCTGCTGTTCCATCAATACCTCGTAGAAGAGCTGACCCTTTTCAGCCTCGGACAAAACATCCCAGGCTTGTTCAGCCTTGGTCCAGTTTTCTTCAGGGTTTTCAAGATCGGGCTCTGTATTCTTTTCGACCCAATTCGTCATAAACTTATAACAGGCCCTCGAAAAATTCTCACGCTCGTAGATCCATCTCAGCTCGTAGTTGTCCATGATACACAGTTCACCATCGACGATTTCGTAGTGCATTACTCAGTTAGAGATTCTATTCTCTATAAAGATATGAAGGTGGTCATCGACGGAAATATAGGGTCCGGGAAGACGACCCAACTAAATCTTTTTGAACAAAAATGCTTTACAGTTTATCGAGAGCCGATAGATAGTTGGCCGCTTGATATTTTCTATTCAGACACGTCTAGATGGGCCCTTATGTTTCAACTTAGGGTCATCCAAACTTTACCCTTGATTTCTTGGGATCTCCAAAATAAACGGATTGAGTTTTATGAGCGTTGTCAGTGGTCAGCCCTTGATGTCTTTTGGAAGTACATGGATGTTACAGAGTGGGAGGACCGGGTCCTACGGGAAGCTGCCCGGCACATAAAGTGCGAGCCCGATATATACATATACCTGAACAAAGACCCCGAGAGTTGTTACGAGGCGATCCAGAATAGAGGACAGGCCGGAGACTCCAAGGTGACCCTCGAATACATACAGGGTCTTGATGTACTGTATCAGAAGATGTATGAGCAGATTCCATGCATAAAGTACATGATAAACGTAGCCAGTAAAACACCTGTGGAAATTCATAAGGAAATAATAAACATTGTCAATACTAGGGCTCATGAGTTGTACGACTTTGACTATTAACGGCAGAAAGTGTCGTAAGCCCGCTCTGCGAGACGGCAAGTGTTCAGTCCATCTCACACAGGAATGTGCTATATGTTTTGAAGATGTCCGTTCAAATAATACTCAACATAACAAACGCTTGACGTGTGCCCACTCTTTCCATATGCCTTGCATCATGCAATGGTTTCAGACGTCAAATGCTTGTCCAGTTTGCCGAGTCGCACAAGTTGATGACCCAATTGTAAAGTTCAAGGAGACTGTCGAGGAGAATATGCGAATCACGTATATGGATGCCATTCAGACCCTGGAGAGACAACTGGCCCAACAGAGACGGCGATACCGTAGTCTGATTATTGAAGATTAAATAAAAGACCTACACTCACATCCGGGTAAAATACTACATCACCTTTGTTAGTCGTGTAATTGTATTTGTATATCATAAGTGTTGATTCGGGAATTGTTTGGAATATAGTATCAGTTATTTGCTTCACGTCTTTTACCAAAATATGAGTTGATATGTACCCATTATTTGTATATCGTATGATGCTATTTGTATCTCGGATGTATTTCATTTTGTTCCATTCCAGTGGTATGTCTATGTAGCGATTCAGGGAGAGCTTGTTTGGTGCCAACCCCAGGGCTCTCCGTGTATCTATGTTCAAGGAACGCAAGACCAGGTCTTTTACTCGCTCCATACAAAGCTTGCGTCTATTATCCTCTATTTTTATAAATCAAATCTCAATGACCGAGGAGTATATTCATCAACCTATGCTTACATATCTCGGCAACAAACGTAAACTCCTAGATTTCATAGAGGAACAAGTTCTGCTCGTCAAAAAGAATTTGAAAAAAGACAAATTGGTCATTCTCGACGGTTTTTCTGGGAGTGGGGTCGTGGCCCGTATGTTGTCGACCCACGCCTCTGAGATTCACACCAATGACCTTGAGAGTTACTCGGACGTTGTGACCAACTGCTACGTGAAACAGCCAACCAAGGACCAGAAGGAAAAGATTGCCAAGCACATTGAAAAGATGAATGAGCTGGCCGAGAAAGGCCCGTGGGTTGAGGGCATCATCACCAAGTACTATGCGCCAAAGTCGACCGAGGATCCCAAGGAGGGCGAGGTCTGTTTCTTTACCCACGAGAATGCTCGCAGGATTGACACGATGCGCAACTATATCGAGAAAAAGGTCGAGTCGGACCTGACCGATTGGCTCCTCGGTCCCTTGGTGGTCCAAGCCAGTATAATCTGCAACTCGATGGGTCACACGATGGCCTTTTTCAAGGACAAGGATAACGTAGGGACCTTCCACAAGACGGATAGTCACTGGAACCGTATTTCCAAGCCCATCGTAGTCGAGTGCCCCGTGTGGTCACCCGAGCCCTGCAAGGCCAAGTGTCACAACCAGTCAACGAATGATCTCGTCAAGAAACTCAAGGGTCCGTTCGACCTTATATACTACGACCCTCCATATAACGAGCACGAGTACAGTCACATGTACTTTCTCTTGAACGTCATAGTCACAAATGTCAAGCCCAAAAACTGGACCGACGTGACACACATGCCCGAACGTTCCGAGCGAAACCAGTCGGACTATAACAAGGAGGAGCTGGCTATCAAGGCGATGACCGAACTCATAAAAGACTCTCTGGCCATTTCAAAATACGTGTTGGTCTCGTATAATGACGAGGGAATCATAAGCGCCAAGAATTGGAAAAAGATGCTTGAACCTTATGAGTACACAAAAGTTAAAAAGACTTATAAGCGTTTCGCGGGACGGGCGACAGATGTTGGTCAGGTGTATGAGATTCTGTATTTGATAGAACAGCTATAGAGTCAAAATTCGTCTTATAAATTCGGGATCCTTCCCGTTCAAACATTCTGCAATCTGTTTGATCGCCTCATCCATTCCCTCTTTGTAGTTGAAGAAATCGGCCGAAAGTGCAATGTTGATCAGATCATTGTAGTTGGTTGTCGAAAAGGTTCCATGTTCAGCAAAGTATAAAAGGTGAAGAGCGCTATCTAGTTCCGTAACTACGACTGGAATATCCCCATCCGGACAATCTTCTATTATCATGGCTATAGTCTTGAATTTATCCAAGACTAGAGGCGTAATATCTATTGTTCCTTCCGGGAACACTATTCTCTTCATTAGTTTAGTGGCGCCTCAAAACTTTATAGTCCTCGGAATCATTGTCGAGGACATTGAAATACATGAGCAGGTCATTGAAGATCTTCTTCATATTACTGCCCCGGATAGTCTCCATACCTCCGTGATGGTAAAAGATGGTCAGGTCCTTGTGACGATCGTGGTACTCGAACCAGCGAACCTGAGAGGGATCCAGTACGTGAACCGTATCATCAACACGGATCGCTACGATAGTCATTCTAGTATAAACGCGTGCCTATTCTTTAAACAAAAATGGGGGTATATTCTACGAATGGAGTGTGGCGCCCCTACAGCTTCAGGAGTAGGGTGTCGTAGACGAGTCCGAAAGGAGGGCGACAAATGCCCTTGCCATACGACAATCGGCGACCAATGTCCAGTATGCATGGCCGATATGACTCGTCAACAATCTCGAGAGCTCCCCTGTGGGCACATCTTTCATACGAGATGTATAGAACGCTGGAAAAGGACCAGCCGGACCTGTCCCATGTGCCGAGAGCCCTTTGATCAGCCAGAATTCCGGGTCACGATCACTGTTCAGTGTATCAGGACCGGGGATGTTGGGGTTGATCAATACTTGACAACAAACGTCGCCCCTCTTCAGGAGGCATTCGGTCTTAATACAAGAGACCTTGTTGAAAATGTTCGAAGGACGACTTACAACATTGACTTTGAGACTGAATTTGGTCAGGTCCTTGATGAAGTCTTGCGCGAGCTCGGAATAGAACGTTTCACTATACCAGAGTCTGGACCAGAGCGAGCACCCTTTGAAGCCACACAGTAAACTCCACACAGGACCTTATAATTCATACCCCCTTGGGCTGCATAATTACGCATGCACTTCCGGGGATCTGTGATTGTCTCGCCGGCCGCATCCACAATCTTCGGCCGAGTCCCCCAGCCCTGCTTATGGGCCCAGAGATTACAAGGAAACTCTATAATCTTACCGGGCTTCAAGAGCATATCGTACTTGCTCTTTTTGGACCTCAACATGTTATTATTCATATTCTTATTCGCTTCGGTAGAGTTTGAGTTTATGTTTCCGTCCGACCTGTTTGTTGGCGTCTTGAGCTTTTGGGCCGCAGCAACTATGACCGAGGGCTTGACATGAAAATACTTTGCCAAACCGTAAACTGTATTCCCAGGTTGAATCTTGTACCGACACGATTTCACCTGGCGATAAAAGTGGAAATCGCTGCCACTAAAGTTATTCTTGTCCGGGGCTATGAAACACATAATCTTGAAGTAGCCCTTTTTGCACCTCTTTTGTGGGTCTTTGCAGGCGTAAACCTTTTTGGGGTTGTCTGATAGAATACCCTTTTTGACATCTTTGCAATTCTTAAGGTTCTGGACAGGTACTCCAGCGCGCTCGCCTGGTGTGGATTTTTGAGGATGAGGTTTCTTGTTGTTATTCTTGTCTTGATAGCCTATCGCGTAATCATAGCAATTGAACCCTATGATCGTATAGTCTCGTGGGTCAAATATAGGTTCGGACCCGCTCAGAGGAAGAACCATCCTATTATATATCAATATTTTTCTCGATATAGAATAAAATGCACGGCTTTACAAAGCTCCTATTTGCGATCATCTTCATTCTGATCCTGACATTTATCGCGCGTTTTCTGTGGAACAGTGTCCTCGTGAAGCACATTACAATTCTGCGCCCAGTCCAGACCCTGCCAGAGACTTTCCTGCTCGCTCTGGCCATTTCAATGTTCACGCCTAAGCGCTGAGCCACTTTTTGAGATGATTATTGTTTCCGGCGTTCACTTTCACACCCTTGTAGCTGTTATGGATGAGCTTCAGCTTCTGGCACAGAACAGCCTTTGTATAGTGGCTAGGTAGAGGCTTTGAGTAGCCGTACTTTCTCAAGATGCTCACGAGCTCCTCCTTTGTCTTGGTTTCACAATCGGTACCCCCGAATTTGAAACCAGGCCCCCTCTTGTACTTGTGATTCATCATCTCAGCATTTGTCCAGCTTGAGGGCTTGGTCACAACCTTGTTGATTGCCTGTTTAATCAACTCTTCGGTCTTTCTCTTAGGCAGGGGTGGTGGAGGTGGAAGAGACGGGACCTTTTGTCCAATCAACAAATTGGACATTGGTGGTCGTTCGGCCCGATTACTCTCTTTCTTGGGAGTATTATTCGCGGGACCTGTCTTTTTGGTCACAACAACCTTTGTCTTGCTTGTCTCTTTCTTGGTGGTTTTCTTGATAGATGCAGACTTGCGTGCGGGCTCGTTGTATTTTCTAAGAGCCGGCCGATTTGCCACCAAGTTATTCTCATTCACGAGACCTAGGTTCAAGAGGGTGTTGAGCTGCAGATTTGTGTACCCTTTCTTTTTCTTGTACTCGTTGTACCCTTCAGGTTTCTTTTTGGGCGCTGGTCCCGCTGGCTTGTTGTTGACCTTTTTCTGCGGAACCACCCATGTGTACCCCGGAGTACGTTTTCGTGTAGTCAGATTTACGTTATTCTTGTGTTGACTCACGACTCGCTTCATGATTTGATTCACGAGATTCCGAACCTCAGCCTCTCTTTGCTGATTCGATATAGCCTGTAACCTATTTGAGCGACCCTTCATCTTGGCTTGCATTTTCTTGTACCCCGCATTCAGATTCTTTGTAAGAATCTCTCGGAGCTTTGCCTTTGTAACAGCCTTCGATACCAGGTTTCTCACGGTCGTGTTATTGTTAAGGAACGTACCGTACTGGTTTATGTACAGGTTGTTATTCTGCCGAATAAACCTCTTGGCCGCCTCTGTGACTTTCTTTATCTTGGGCACTTTCAGTGGCGAAGGTGAAGGTGAAGGCGAAGGTGAAGGCGAAGGTGTCTTTTTCTTCGGTGGCGACTTTCTCTTTATCGGCATAGCCGTGAGTATCTCACCCTCTTCGCGCACCCCCGGTCTAAACGTATACCCCGGGATCGGCACCCCCGTAGGAAATCCCTTATAGGTATTGAAGTATTGTTTAAGGGACTGTCCACGCTGCAAATGGACAATGGTCCGAATACCTGTTGCTCTGTTGTTGTGAAACAAATTCTTGGACCCATTTGTATAGGTCGCAAGCTTGCTCCATTTATAATTGGGCATCACAAGGACCACAGGCTTTTCTGGGGCTCTTGCGGGACGACGCACTGTAGGGCGTTTATATGCTGACATTTCAGTTACTATTACACGATATATTTATTTGTCTCTACTCATCCTCAACCTCCTCCTCCTCTGGAACATCAACCTCCTCGGACTCGCCGCTCGTACTCTCCGCACGCGTCGTGGACTCGACTCCCGAAAACGCAAACCCGGTCAACTTGGAAGACGGGGAAAACAGAACCTGCTCCAGACGCACGCTCACACCAAACTTGTTGTCAATAAACCAGATCGAGTTGATGTTCACGATAGTGTACACCATAGTCGACTTTCCAATCTTCTCGAGATCGGTCTGCTTCTGGTCCATAGTCCAGGCCATAGGCTCAAAAGAGCCGTCAGGGCGAGTCGGAACCTTCAGCTTCAGTGTAGGCGCGTAGCTCCCCTTGCTTGGCTTCACAAGGGGCTTGTACAGAGCCTCGCGGATAACATCCTTCTTGTACACCTTGCCCAAGAAATCCTGTGAGCGATCAGCTACATAATCAACCACCAGGTCATCGAGCTCACGAAACTTCTGCTCGACACCCTGGTCATCCAGGGAAAGGTCGAGACTGTAAGTCGTCTTGTTGGTCGCAGCATCCGTGAAGGAGCTCAGACCGTAAGGGGCCTTCAACTGCGGCAACTGGAACAGGAGCTTGTTTCCAGCCTGGCTATTCAGGTAGATAGCCTTACCACCCATCTTGTTTTTCTTCAGGTCGGAAAACTTGACATCAGACACAGAGAATGAAGAGAACTTGTTCACAGAGTCGGCCATGCTTGCTTTCTACTATACTAGGCCTTCACTCCTTTAAGCGGCTTCCGTAGACTCTTTTCTATGCATATACCAACTATGGGTTGCCGTAACTGTGTCGGTTTCTCTTGCAACGCATGCCTCCTCAAGCGATCGATCAAGACTGGTCTGGTCTTTTTCGTTGTCTCCAGCCCACCAGTTGTTGAGATGACTGGTGGTAACATCTTCACTCGTACAGCTCTCTTCGTGGCCATCGTCTTCCTGCTTATGAAGCTCAGCAAGATGCGCAGTGGTTACACACTCCGTCCAGAGCTTGATATGAGCAAGGCTCGTCCAGTTGTGGCCGTTGCCCATCTCGCGGATTTTTAGGTGTTTAAAGGTTTGAACCACTAGTACAGTAGAATGCAGATCTTTGTCAAGACCCTGACTGGCAAGACTATTACTCTCGAGATTGAGGCGAGTGACAGTATTGGTAATGTAAAGGCCAAGATCCAGGACAAGGAGGGTATCCCGCCCGATCAGCAGCGTTTGATTTTTGCAGGAAAGCAGCTTGAAGACGAGAGGACTCTTGCAGACTATAATGTGCAGAAGGATTCGACTTTGCACCTTGTCCTCCGCCTTCGTGGCGGAGTTTAAATGAATCATAATAGTAAATGGTTGGAGATCCAAAAGTCTGGGGACCTCCACTATGGGCAGAGTTTCATAGACTTTGCCGATATCCAACCCCAGGCACACGAAGCGCGATTGATAACTTTTACGAAAAGATCCCGTGCCTCATGTGCTCTCTTCATTTTAGGGTACTTTTAGGTCAGTACCCTATGCCTATAGGGGACAGGCAACTTTTTGCATGGAGTGTCTTTATCCATAACCAAGTCAACTCACAATTGGGGAAACCTCAGGTCAGTCTTGACCAAGCGCTCAGGATTTTTTCTTGAATGATTATAAATGTTTAAGCGTCTCGCCATCATCCTTTTGTTCGCTCTGATTGCCAGCCCATTCCTGTTCAAGACTGTCGCTGGTGTGCTCGGCAACTGGGTCGCCAGCAACAGCGGTAACCCAACCCCAGCAGGCCTTCTGCTGCACGGTCTGGTCTTCCTGATCCTGAGCGGCTTCGTGCTGAAGATGGTGGGCTCAGGCTACCGCTCATACGCCGAGGAGGCTGGCTACCGCTCATACGCCGAGGAGGAGAAGTATGCCGAGGAGGAGAAGTACGCCGAGGAGATGTACGCTGAGGAGCCATACGAGGATTACGCCGAGGAGACTTTTCGTGCATAAATCAAAACTCCTCGTCAAACCTAATCCCGTTATTGTCTACATGCTTTGAGTAGTCTCCGACTCTCTTTTCGAAAAAATTAGTCTTACCTTCAAGTGAAATTGTCTCCATCCAATCAAATGGATTAATAGAATTCCATACAGGCGAGAGCCCAAGTTGCTTAAGCAAGCGATCAGCCACGTATTCAATATATTGAATCATCTTCACTGAATCCATCCCGATCAACTTACACGGGATGGCTTCTGTTATGAATTTCTTTTCAATCTCGACCGCCTCCTTGACTATATCAGTCACTGCATTCGTCTTGGTCTTGAGATGGCTATAAAGTGTCACTGCAAACTCGAGGTGCAAACCTTCGTCCCGGCTAATCAGCTCATTTGAAAAGCAGAGCCCCGGCATAAGCCCCCGCTTTTTCAACCAAAAGATGGCACAAAACGACCCCGAGAAAAATATACCCTCGACGCACATGAAAGCCGCCAGACGCTGTGGGAAGGGCGCACTCGAATCCATCCACTTTTGGGCCCATGCCGCCTTTTCGCGAACAACCGGTACTTTTTCAATCGCCTTGAACAACTTTTCCTTTTCGTTCGGGTCTGTTACGAGCTTGTCAATCATAAGAGAATACGTCTCACCGTGAATAGCCTCGTTGAATTGCTGGTACGCATAAAATGACCGAGCCTCGGCAATCTGAACATCGGTGAGAAAATTCATATTTATATTTTCCATAACAATACCGTCACTGGCTGCGAAGAAAGAGAGTACGGTCTTGATGAAGTGCCGGTCATTGTCACTTAGATTGACCCAGTCCGAAACATCCTTGGCCAGATCTATTTCTTCGGCCGTCCAAAATGAAGCAATAGCCTTTTTGTAAAGTGACCAGAGGTCGTTATACCGTATTGGAAATGTAGTGTAGCACAAAGTTGATCGCTCCAGGATCGGGTCCGTCATTTACTATTTAAGAGATATAAACTTTTAAACTGTAAATGACGGACCAGGTGAAACGATTGGCTCTCAAGATGAAGATGTACAAGATTGAAGGGACGCCCGTACATCACACGGCCCTTTGCTATCTGTACCTGCGCAAGACTATGGATGTGAAGGTTGTCGCGGGCTACGCCATAAGTGGCGACAAGGAGTGTTGTCGGCACTATTGGGTCGAGGACAAAGATGGAACCCGATACGATGTGGCCTATGAGCTTGGCTGCCTGTACTCACCTGAGCTCAGAGCTCTTCCCGTTGAGATGACACTTCAGATCCCGGAGGGCTATCAGTTGATCGACGAAGACTCTGTAAATCACTCTCTGTTTGAAGTGTTCCAGTCGAACCCAAAGCAATTTTGGCAAGAATGCCCTTCAAACGTGAAACTTTTTGCGTCGAACCACCTGAAATGATGTCAACGACACTTCGAATCTTGTTATTCTTCAATTCTTCATTTGTAAAGGCCAAGTGATTCGGAATCTTGACCTCAATAGGGTTTCCAGCCTCGAGCGCCGTATTAAACTCAGCAAAAGACTCTTGCAAAAAAGTTAGTCCCTCTGTTACTCGAAGATCACGAGCCAATGTAAGCTCCTTTGATATTTTGAGTGCCAGCCTCTTCATATTTGTAGACGATCTCAACGCGTTTGTCATCTTTTCGTTCAACTTCATGTACAGCTGGATAGAACCCAGGACGCCAGTCCCTGCTGACAGGACCGCGTTCAGTATACTGACCAGCTGTTGTTCTACGTACGAGCCGAGGGCGATGGCCGTCAGGGCATTGATGGCTGATATGATCAGAATGGGTATGTTGAACTTTGACGACAGGCCGTTGTAATACGTGTATTCCTTCATGTAGTGCTTGGTGTACATATTGGCCTGTGTCTCAACCTTACGCAGAAACTCCTCCTCTGAGTCGAACCAGACTTGATCCTTCATTAAGATAATATGAGACTATTTTAGGATGTGCTTCGAAGATCCTGACGCACTATATGTGATTTTACCCTATTTCAATTACTGCAAGTTTAAGAATCGTCACAAGCTATTCGTTGAATTCGTCCACAGGATACATAAGCAGTCAGGAATCTATATAGTGGTTTCTGAGTGCGGAGATGATCTACCAAGTCTACCCGTTTACAAACACCTGAGGTTCAAAAGTGACAACCATGTATGGATAAAGGAAAACCTCATCAACCTCGCAATCGAGAAACTTCCAGACACGTGGAAATATGTCGCTTGGATCGACGCCGACCTTACCTTTGTGAATAACCGCTGGGTTAGAGATACAGTCAAGGCCCTGAAACAGTACGATATCGTTCAGATGTTCCAGACAGCAGTCAACCTCGGGCCGAACGGGGAGACCATCAAGGTTGACAAGGGCTTCGGCTACATGCACGGCATCGGAAGTCGTTATTCAAAGACGGACAGGTACGGTTTCTGGCACCCTGGCTATGCCTGGGCCTGTACTCACAAGGCGTATGACAAGATGTCTGGCCTAATAGACTGGGCTATTCTGGGTTCTGGTGACCGGCACATGGCTCTCGCCTTGATAGACAAGGTCGAAGACAGTTACCCGGGAAACATCAACATACACTACAAAGTCGCTCTGCACGAGTACCAGGCCCGGTGCAAGGACCTACGATTATCCTATGTCAATGGAACAATTCTGCACCATTGGCACGGTAGTCTCGAAAACAGAAAGTACAAGGAGAGGTGGAACATTTTATCGAACCGTAACTTTGACCCACTGACCGATATCGGGTTTACGAGTGATGGTGTAATTCAGCTGACAACTTCTGGCCAGAGGTTGGAGTCTGATTTGAAAAAGTACTTTTTTGAGCGTCAGGAGGATTCTTGCTGAACCTAAAACACTCGAATATACTATTTGTCCGTTTGGAAATGTTGCCAAACTCTTCAATTGTGTATCTGTTCCCCATGGATTTATTGCAGTTGGCGCATATAGGCCGAAGGTTATCAATATCCAGGGTTCCTCCCTTTGACTCCGGGAGGTTGTGTCCAACCTCGAATCTGAACGGGGTGATGATGTTTTCACACCAACTTACTAAGCATTTGTGTCTGAATAACTTGTCGCCGCAATATGTCATCCATACTTGCTCCCGGAGAGCCCCTGGTATTTTAGCCTTCATATCAACACAACTATTTTTCTCTTTACGTGCGTTTTGTGAGAAAGGACGTCTCTCACAAAGCGCTCCCAGCAGGGATCGAACCTGCGACATTAAGGTTAACAGCCTTACGCTCTACCGGCTGAGCTATAGGAGCAAAGTGTCCCTGGTGAGGTTTGAACTCACGACTTTTGGTACATAAGACCAACACTCTGACCAACTGAGTTACAGGGACCGAAAAAGTCTGACCTACCGGAATCGAACCGGTGACCGATGGAACTACAGTCCATCGCTCTACCAATTGAGCTAAAGTCAGGTGGACCCGCGCCCCGTGTAACATAAGTTGGAAATCTTTAAGCCTTGGTCAAGTGAACGACCAGCTTGAGCAGGAGCTTATTAGTCATCTCGAGCTGAACCTTGATGTCATCAAGCGCGTTGACCAGGTTCCGGCCCTCCTCATCGGCCAGAAGAGAGCCCAAGAGCTCTCCTATGTCCATTCCATCCTCCATATCCATCTGATCGGGGTCAAACTCCTCATCTTCGCCTGACATTTCTGATAGGGTCCAAGATCTTTTGAATCTACATTAAGCGCGCACGTACACTTTCTTGCCCGACTGAATCACATATAGACCACCGCGTTTACCCTTGTAAATTGTACGTCCCTGTTTGTTTTTCTTCCCTGTATTTGTATTTCCATTCTCTTTTTTTACCGGGACCGGGGCCGGAGCCGGAGCAGGGGCCGGGGCAGGAACCAGATTCTCGTTAATCAAAGAAATGGCATTTTTATTGATATAGGTACACCCGGTATCCCTTATATCAACTTTAAAGTTCCCATACTCATCTTTAAGGGCGGGTATTATCTTAGATGTATCGGTCCAGTCAACTCTGTAAACTTTATTATAAGCAGAATCGTAAATGTATTGCTTACCGTCATCGCAGATGTAACCAGCAATTGCATGAGCCGAGGTTGGTTCACGTAATACTATGTAAGCGTGACTTAAGATGTATTTTCCTTTAGTCATTGGAATCTTGCTTGTGCTTTTAAAAGTTTCATAAATAGGCATGTTATACTGTGGTTCTGAAGTAGTCATAACAGGGAATACCTGTGTGTTAAATGCAACTTTCTCATAAGAATAGCCACCAGCTGCTACTGTATTTAGAACAACGTTTTCAGTTGCATTTCTAACCTTGATACCCATTTTGATACGACGAGCCATTATTGGGTCGCTCGACATGTTTATATTTGATACTGAAGTGGCCGATGGTTGTTTTCTAAGTATTTCAAAGATATCTGTATTGCTCATGCCCAAAGAATAGAGTTCCTTGACAAGGTTTATTTTACCTTTGAGACTTGATTCGTTTCTCATACCCAAATTCTTTATAAGCTTTGAGTTTCGGAACGCAAGGTTTATTCTGTTATTCTTATTCTTTAGCATGTTGTCGACATAGTGCCAGAAGTAGAACAGAGGTAATTTGCCACGCATAGGACAAGCTTGAATCATATTGTATTTCTTGTATTCAGGTGTCGTTTTGTAATAATTCAACATGTGTTGAATAATCTGGCGACCTTGACCGGACAACAACCACCCGTTTAGGATAGTATTGAACCAGCACGTTCCTCCAATCTGTTTCTTTATCTTGCGGCTTTCGCAAGCGCTTTGGGGTTTTTTTCTAGTTATAGTGGGACCAAATATATAGTTGGCATTTGTTCCAGGTTTAAGCCAAAATTCAGAACGATAAAAAACGTGATCAGCCTTATTAAGGCTGTGTCGTTTTATGAGTTTATTGACATTCGAATTATTGAGGGTTCGAACATTAGTCCGTATAATCTTTGACTTTAGGTTGTTGGCGATATTTTCATTCACCACTTTACCGGCTGAAGTATAGTTTGTCGTCTTTGAAGTCTTTGTGTTTGTTGAAGAGTACAGTACTAATACTGGTATGTTCAGGGGCTTGTTACCTACGTACACCTGACCAATATTGTTATTATTACTGCTGTTAGCCACTTGCAGCACCCACTTGGATACTTTTTCTTTTGGTACCGGCCGAACATTATACGGCAGACCAATTCTTGAGTCTAGGGTGTTTTTTCTTATAGGGTCACCCTCGTTGGAAAGGTAATATTTAGTACCGTTGACGTGATTGGTCACAGCATATACTTTCATTGATATTTGTATAGATTTTTTTCAGTACGCGGGATATAGGGTCGAAATTTTTTTCTTGGGGTATACCAAAATGGCCGGTGGACTTATGCAGCTCGTTGCTTATGGCGCTCAGGATGTGTATCTGACTGGTAACCCCAAGGTTACCTTCTTCCAGGCGGTGTACAAGCGTCACACCAACTTCGCGATGGAGAACATTCAGCAGACCGTGAACGGTTCCCCCGCATCTTCCGGACGTGTGTCCGTGACCATTGCCCGCAACGGCGATCTGGTCGGCAACATGTACGTGGCCCTTGCGCCCAACACCTTCGCTGAGGCCAACTTGACCTCCAACAACACCCAGCCCGATGTGTGCTGGATCGCCGAGCGCTCAATTGCCGCAGTTGAGTTGACCATCGGTGGTCAGCGCATTGACAAGCACTTCCAGACCTGGTGGCGTCTGTACTCCGAGGTCTTCCTTGCCGAGGATGACAAGATGGAGTACGGCAAGATGACCACCGCAATTGGTGCCAGCTTGTCCTCTACCGGTACCACGGCTTACCGTGTGTACCTGCCTCTGCTGTTTTTCTTCAACCGCAACCCAGGCCTGTACCTGCCACTGATTGCTCTGCAGTACCACGAGGTCCGCCTCGACTTCGACCTGACCACCTACTTCAACACCTTCTTCTCCCAGTCTGTGTTCGAGGTGTGGGCCAACTACGTGTACCTGGACACTGAGGAGCGCCGCCGCTTCGCCCAGAAGGGCCACGAGTACCTGATTGAGCAGGTGCAGCACACCGGCGGTGACACCATCGGCACACTGTCCGAGAGCTCCGCCCAGCTGATCCGTCTGTCCTACAACCACCCCGTGAAGGAGCTGGTGTGGTGCTACCAGAACAGCGCCCCCACCACCTACCTGAACTCCATGTGGAACTTCAGCACCAACCCATCCAACGTGAACGTCACCGTGTCCAACTCTCTCCGCGGCTCCGCCAACAACATCGTGCTGCCCCACAAGTACGCTTACCCCCATATGTTGGTCGGAAGCGCCACTTGCTTCACCAACCAGAACGGCACCACCATCTGCAACAAGGGCTTCATCGAGGAGGGCGCAGTCCAGACTGGCACAGCCGCCAACGGTGGCTACGAGGTGGGTCCTCTGCACCAGTTCAAGCTGATCCTCAACGGCCAGGATCGCTTCAAGGAGCAGTACGGCAAGTACTTCAACCAGGTGCAGCCATACTACCACCACTCCGGCAACCCCATGCCCGGCATCTACGTGTACTCCTTCGCCCTGCAGCCAGAGGAGCACCAGCCAACCGGCACTTGCAACTTCTCTCGCATTGATAACGCTCAGGTGTGGGTTGCCCTCAAGGCTGGCGGTCTGTCCAACATCCAGAAGATGTTCGCAGTGAACTACAACATTCTGCGCATCCAGTCTGGCATGGGCGGCCTTGCATTCAGCAACTAGACGTCTTTTCTGCGAATATGCGAAATATATACAAAAGGGCTTCGGCCCAGCCTTCGGGCCCAAGAATGATAAGATTCCTGGTCTCGACTTAAGGGTATTGGTAGTCTATTAGGTAATGGATAAATGCCCGTCTTGTAAGGGCACTGTTCCCTGCCAAAATTGTCAATTTTGTTCACATTGTCGCCGATTCAAACCCAAGAGTGATTTTGGTGCATGTAGGACGTGTGAAAACTGCCGTTGGAGGCAATCTAATGTTAAATCGATAGATACTATCGTTCGCAAGTACAAATCAAACGCAGAGCGTCGCAGAATTGGATGGAACCTCACGGATGATCAGGCCAAGAGTCTCTTGAAAATGCCTTGCATATATTGCGGTTACTTTAGAGAGGGATCTCTGAATGGTATCGATCGGATCGAAAATTCGAAAGGATACGAGGATGATAACTGTATTACTGCTTGTACCGGGTGTAATATGCTCAAGGGTGACCTCTGTGTCTTTGATTTTATTGAACGTTGTAAAAAGGTTGCAGCTTATGCGGGCAAGTATTTTGATGGCATAAAAAAATCGTCCCCTAGTTTTACAGATGGAAACGCTCGAGAAGGAGCAAGCACCGGAGCGACAGAATGAGGTTAAGATGGAGGTACTAAAGTCTGAGATTAACAAGCTAAGCCAAGAGAGCTTAGAGGGCTTTTTGAGTCAACTCGAAGAGAAAGATCTGGGAGGATTCAAGAATGAGCCGGTCACACTTCGAATTGCGTTTTCCATATTTTTTCACCAGGAAGAGATGGGACCCGACGGTCCTTCAATGATTGATATTGAACGAGTGCGCGAACAGTACGAGCGCAAAAAGCGTCTACTCAATGAGATGAAGTTTCGGGCCCGTGATCTCAAGATTTTGGGCTCTTCATCCTTTGATAACGACGGGAATGAATTTTCTGTTTTCTATCGTATCCAGCGAATTATTGAAACATACGACGATGCATACGAGATGATTTTTAGACACGTTCGGATGTATGAGCGCATCAATCACCCTACTTTCCAACTTGTTCCACTTGACTTTGACAAGTCTATTGAACGATACAACTCTGTGAATGATCTAGCGACCGACGAGGAGGACGCACGGACTCCCTATCAGAAGCTTTTACTCTACCTTTTGACCGAGGCGAACCGCCGCAAGTACAAACGCTACAACGGGTTCTGTTACAGTGAGATTAAGACGCCCGATGGCAAGTCTACGCGTGCATGGGAGCCTGTTATGGAGATTTCAGATTTTGTCTATATGATGACCCAGAAAGAGGACAAGTATGATATGTGGAAAAACTTGACCGCCAAGGGTGGAAACGTGCGCGAGACAATCACTCACTTGTCGTCCTGCAAGGATATTCAGTTTCCGGATATCAAAAAGGAGCGGACCGTATGGTCTTTCCGGAACGGTCTCTTTGCTGGCAAGGCGTGGGACGCCGAGCAGGAAAAGTACACAACCAAGTTTTACTCATATGACAAGCCCGACTTTGATCAGCTCGATCCGACCATCGTTTCTTGCAAGTACTTTGACCAGGAGTTTGTGGATCACTCGCTCGTCGAAGACTGGTATGATATCCCGACTCCATTCATGCAGACGATTATGGATTATCAGCGCTTCCCCGAGGATGTTTGCAGGTGGCTCTATGTTTTTGGTGGTCGGCTTTGCTTTGACGTGAATGATGTTGATCGCTGGCAGGTGATTGGCTTCCTCAAGGGTATCGCTCGTTCGGGCAAGTCGACTCTGATTACCAAGGTGTTTAAAAAGTTTTACGAGTCGGAGGATGTCAAGACGCTTTCGAACAACGTCGAGAAAAAGTTTGGCCTCGAGTCTCTCTATGACGGGTTTATGTTTATTAGTCCAGAGGTCAAGGGTGATATGGCCCTTGAGCAGGCTGAATTTCAGTCGCTCGTCTCTGGTGAGGACCTGTCTATCGCGCGCAAGTTCAAAAAGGCGGTCAGTGTAACCTGGAAGGTGCCAGGTATTCTGGCCGGAAACGAGGTGCCCGGTTGGAAGGACAACTCAGGATCTATTCTGCGCCGTTTGCTCACCTGGAACTTTTCGCGCCAGGTTGCGGAAGCAGATCCACACCTTGAGGACAAGCTGGACACGGAGATTCCGGTCATTCTGGAAAAGTGCGTCAGGGCCTATCTGGAGTACGCCCAAAAGTACGGGGACCAAGATATTTGGAACGTCGTACCCAAGTACTTCAAGACTGTGCAGAGCCAGGTGGCGATGGTGACCAATATTCTTCAGAACTTCCTCTCTTCCGAAAAGGTCCAGTACGGCGAAGACCTCTGCGTTCCACAAAAGGTATTCGTTGCGGTATTCAACCAGCACTGTCACGAAAACAACCTGGGTCGTGCCAAGTTCAACCCAGACTTTTACGCGGGTCCGTTTTCCTCCAGAAACTTGGAGGTCCGAAACGAGACCAAGACGTACAAGGGCCGGGCCTATACAAACCAGCCTTTCGTGTTTGGTGTCGATACGGTCCAAGAGGCCCTTGATGTCTCAGACGACTTTTAATCTAAGTATATACCAGTATGGAACCCGAAGTCAATGAGTTTGGGTTCATAATCTTCAAGGCGAAGAAAATGAATACAAAGGAGAATCTCAATGCACTCCTCAACAGATACAAGTTGAACAAGTCCACTTTTGGACGCAGGGCTGCATGGAAGAATGCAGTACTCAATATACATCCAAACGCCGAGTGGAAAAAGAAATTCCCTCACCTACACAATAGAAACGCAAATACAAAATACTTTGAAAAAGCTTCGGCCCTCTTTAACCAGTACTACAAAGAGAAAGAGGCTCCAAAGCCCGTGCTCTCTCCTCTTCGCCGAACGCCCGTCAAGATTTTCAACTTTTGGGCCAGAATGACCTGTCCTTTCCACGTAGGTATAAAGGAGTTCAGGCACCTATTTAAAGAGCTCACGGTCGGCACTGAGTTTTTCTCGCACCGCATAACATCCGTCTCGGTTCGGGGTGGTGCTCAAAACCTGGCGGCCCAAAAGAATAACAAGGGGATTCTGGGTCAGAATATGGTGGACAAGTATGTGTACAATAACCTGACCATCAAGTTTCTGAATACCGAAGATAACAAGTCTCGGCCGGCCGTTACAATTAACGTCCGTGACATTCAACATTTGAAACAGAAACAGTACGTCTCAGAATCTAGAAGGACCGTGCTCCAGTTTCAAGGGGGTGGTGACCTCGGCAAACTCTTTTCGTGCGTCCAAAAGTTATTCAAGGATGTGTTCCCTGCAAAAGAGACGCTCCGAAAGGAAGACCTGGACTTGGTCCAAGAGTCTGGACAGTTCTTTATTAACAAGAAAATAGACATGAATAAGGTGTTTGAAGTGAAACCACCTGGGTACTACAAGCCTGTTCGAATGAGGGCTCTAGAATACCTGAAGGCCGCACTGGACACTACAACCTCATACCGAGTATTAGCCACATTCAATACAAAACTAAACTCAGAGCCTCGTGTCCGCAAGACATTTCCGGTCGAGAGTAGATTTTCCAAGCCCGTTTACGGTCTTCCAGCCATGGTCCCAGAGCCCGCAAAACAGAAACTGCGAGCCGGGCCTCAATTTTTGACCATCAAGGTTCGGGATGATATCACTATCCGGATAGGAACCAATCACGCGATTCAATTTATGGGGCGTAACGTGGATCCGGCAAATGTATTCTACATCGTGAGTGATGTTTACAAAAATGCACCACCAGGTATCTTTGTCGATGAGAATGACTGGAAACCCAAAAAGCCCGAACCAGTCAAGGTGAAGGAGGCACGTTCAACGTGCAAGAATCCACCAACCCCTGCGACATTTGAAGGAACTTGCCCTCCCGGATACTACTGCCGACCCAATAACGATGGTTACCCTTGCTGCTACAAGATTCCAATATCCAACCCGGCCAGTGCTCGAACAACCTGCATAGAGGCTTACAAGAAATGGAAGATTCCCATACCGGCCAAGGTCCGTGCGCTTCCATTCATGGCTGGTGCAAACCTGCCAAACAACCAGCCAGCCGGTAACAAGGTGAACAAGATTAAGATTACGAATAAGACGGTCATGGTTGGAAGCCGTGACTGCCTCCGTCACAGTGTTGCTGAACTGAAAGAGATTGCTCGGCGCGAAGGAATAGTTCTGCCTTCAAAGATGCCCCAAGAGCAGAAACTGAAGAATGGTCGTATAATACCAGGTGGTTGGAAATATTACATATGTTCAAGGCTGGCCGGAAAGCACCAGACTGGTGCAAAGAGAAAGGCCAACGTGTCTGTGAACATAAACGGCCGTATGACCAACCTGCACATACTCAACGAAGATCCTATTAGGATTTCTGGATTTAAGCGGTTCAATAAGCGCCGCGCAGAACCAGAGATTACTTCACGGGTCTGCAAGACACTGGACAAGCCTTTGCTCGTTAAGATAGCCGAGGCTATGGAGATAAAGGACGCGACATCCAAGTCAAAGCCGGTCCTGTGCGCAGAGATTCACGCCAAGGCCAAGGCGAACAGAAACTATGGAAACTTCCTCCAAAATGCCCTTTTTGCAAATTACAGTAACAGCAATAGCAACGAGGAAGTGGAGGAGGCCCCTGCTCCTCCACCCGCACCCAAGTTGACAAAAAAGGAACAACAGGCTATAGAAAGGCGCAACAAGGTGAACAATGCACTTCTGAAGCGCGCTATAGAGGGAAATTCCGCGGCTCACATTGCTATTATGAAGTTGGGGGGACACAGGGCCAACCTACTCAGGGCTGCCAACAACGAAAAGAAAAAGAAGACCGCGAACATCTTCAAGAAACTACAAGAAAACGAGACAAAGACAAGGACCGGCGGGGCAAAGGCAAATGTGGAACGGATGTAATTACAATACATTCATAAGGTCAAACACTTTGTTGACCATTGGGTACAAAATATGATCGTCCTTTACTAGCTTCGGGTCGATAATTTCGAGCTCAACCTGGTACTGGGTATCTTCATCACAGTCTGGATCATCAGGCGACCCCTTGATCATCGAGACGTCAATTCTAAGATTCTTTCGGACAAACGAATACCTTGTCCGTTGTTTAACCTTGTCATAAACGTCATCATCATCTTCATCTGCTCGCTTGACTTCAGTCGCGATACCAAGGCGTATATCGAACGGACGACCTTCGCATACGTGGTCCACTTTTGCAACCTTGGTCTTAATGATGCGAACAGTATCATCAGTGTCCATGTTAGTAACAGCCCTTCGGCCGTTTTCTCCGTAAAAGATTTGGTCGTTCGAGACCTTTTTAGATTCCCACCCCTTGTATGACACGAGTCCTGTGAGGACCTTCTGGTACACTGTTGACCCCACATTGGTATCGAAAACGCCACGGTTAAGTTTCCCCAGGCGAAACTCAATCTCAATGTTTGGATCATTCTTGTACTTGTGAATAACCTCGCTTATTTTTGGATACAAAGATTCCATCTTAGAGAATAAGGGCGCTATACCTTTAAGACGATGAAGGGTCTGCTGAACCTCGGTAACACGTGCTACTTCAACACTGCCCTGCAATGTATGCTTCATTGCCCGCCTCTGTCGAACAAGTTTATATTGAGTACCTACACAGGCCCGTGTGACTTTACACGCGAGTATGGTTGTATAGTTCGCAAGATGTGGCTCGACAAGGAGAATACTAACCCGCTCCACCCAGGCATACTCCTGCGCGCCTTGCAGGCACGCTTTTCGCAATTCAAAGGTGGACACCCCTGCGACGTGCAAGAGGTTATTCTGTGCATCATCGACATATTTGAGAAATCGCTCGACAAGGCTTGGGTCGAGAGTGTCTTTTATGGACACCAAGTCCAGGTTGTGGCTTGGCCCAAGGGGAAGAAAGCGAGTCGGCCCGAACTCTTTGCTTCGCTCATAGTTTATCCGACCCAGAGTGACATGACGCTCGATGAGCTCATCCGGAAACACGAAGAGGTCAATAGCCTCGAGGGCTACATAGACGACACCGGAACAACCTGGCCGATAGCCGGAACCCAAACCAAGATTTCCAAAGAGCCCAAGATTCTGATGGTTACTTTTCGGATGTACGACGAGAAAAAGAATGTCAAGCTCCCGGAGATGTTTCGGGGTAAATATCACTTGTTTGCGGCTGCAGTTCACCACGGGTCTACAATTGGCGGGCACTATACTGCGCTCGTCAAACATAAGGGACAGTGGTACCACAAGGATGATGTTTCGGTCGAGCAGGTGAATAAGTTTCCAGAGTCTGCGCCCTATTACTTTTGTATGTACAAGAGTTAGTTTTTTTCCCGACTAATATTAATATGCCACATACAGGGGCTGGGACTCCTACCATATTCACAAATGCAAAGGGTCATGTTATATACGAGGACCCGTCTACAAATAGTTACTATGTTGTAGACAAGAAAGGTAAGCGTCGTTCAGGAGTCAAAGCTTACGGTATACGTATAAACGGCCGTAGACGCCTTTTGACCAAGAATGATGCCAATTCTGTGCCAGCCAAGATAAGGCGGGTGCGTTACACCAACAACGCATACAACTCATTCTCAAATAACAATACAGAGAATGTTCCAGTGCCTGTTATTCCAAGTACACCTGTATATAACCGGGAACTGTCTAACCTGTACAAGTTTCCGTTCGGTGAGCCATCAGTTGCTATCCGTAATGTCAGTCAGAATGTATGGAAACAGTTTCAGGCTGTTAAGGATGGAAAGGAAACTCCATCAAAGGCTGCTTGGTTGATTCTCAAGTCTCGTGGCCAGACTGTCGGGGTCCAGCCATATACAGCCGGATTCATCATGAATAAGTACAACTGGAAAGATCTGTACAGTCGTTCAAAGAATGAATCCGAGCGGAAAGTTATCCGTTACATTCTTCTGATGCTCGCCCTTAATCCACCATTCAAGAATCGCAAGACGGGTAACCGGAACATGTATGTAAACAATTCCGTTGTGCGTATGAGCAATTCTCAATTCAATTCATTGCTCGCAAGCACACGCCCTGTTAATAATCAGGGTCAGGGGTTGTTAAAGGCTTTCGTTCGAACAACCGCCAGTGGAGTTACATTTGCCAAGACAAAGGCTATTAATCACCAGCATATCCTGGTCCCCTTGGCTGCGACTGTCATAAAGGCTGGTTTGACTGGGGGTGCATCGGCCGGACTTGCGGCTGGTCGGACGGCTGCCATGAGCGCTTTGAAGTCTGGTGTAATCAGTGGAGTCAAGAGCAAGTTTGGAAACAACCCTATTGCGAGCTACATGATTAACGAAGCGGCTGCTGTGGCCGAAAACAAGATACGGGCCATGCGCAACCCAACAAATACCGATGTCCGTAAGATTGTTGCAAATGCCGCAACCGATATATCGGACGAATACATAGAAAGCAAGATACAAAAGGCTCGGGCCCGAATCTACTCTAATATTGGACCGTATGCCGGGAACGCATATGGTACAAGAAACCAGAGGGCCGATAAAGGAGCGGCTGCAATTCGCGAGTACTTAAAGAGTGCTATGGCGAGCGGCAAAAATATCAATACGAATACCCGTGTCAAGACTGATATACAACAGTTGATCAACTTTGCTGTCCGTCCAAGATCTAATCGCCCACCTCTGATGTCCAACATGGCGTGGGCCGCTGCGGGTGTCTTGCTTATAACAGGGGCTTCGATACCCCTTGCGAGCCTTGTTACCCAGGGAGTTGTGCAACAGGGAGCGCGTGCCGTGATAAAGACTGCGGCGCCTCGTATGGGCGCGACCGGTGAAGGGCAACGTATGGCTGCAGAGGCTGCCCAGAGAATTGCAGTCAAAAAGGCCAAGAGTGGCCAGAATCTCGTCAAGCGTTTATTGAATAAGGCGGCCCGTGGAGAGACTATATCACCGAACATGATTAACAAGGCGATCGTCACTTCTGGCGGCGATCCTCGGGTAGGTCTTGCACTCGAGCAAGGTGGCTCGTTTGCTCGTCATCTGTTAGAGTCACTTGCTTAAGGTTGGAAGGCTCCATCTATATTGTCATCAGGGAGATTTAGACACAGACAGTGATATCTTAGAAGTACTTCAACTGATTTTTTGATATCTTGTATTTCATCATTCTCAACTTCTGGAGGAAATGTTACTACAGTTAAACATTCATGTATAAAATTTAGAGCATCCTTTGTAAACTCGTAAAATTTATGAAACTGTTCCTTGTTATTTATATCAAGTCTTTCCTTAGTAAATTTACACTTACCAACTAAATACATAAGAGCATAAGTTTGACAAAATTGGTTTGAACCATTTAACTGATAATGCATATATGGATCAAAAAATTCGTTATTTCCTTTATAATACCTATCTGTGGTAGCAGTTTCTTTTCTCGCAGCCCAAACTGAATCTGGTATACGAGCCGTAAAATGTCCGCCAAGATCCCGGATTGTAGGTGGTCCTTTTAATATATATTTATGATTTTTACCCTTTATATCACGTGTTGTCGTAATTTCAAAAGGAACTTCTTGTTTATAATGTCTAAAAATACTTGTTATAACGTTATGAGAACCCATAAAATCTGTAACTCTATAGAAATAATTATCCATCCAAACCTCTTCTAGATTACGCAGTTTATCGGATAGAAGACCCTTTTTCGTAATATTTAGAGCCGTTGCACTATCGAATTTTTTATTCATTACGGTATATAATGGTTTAAATTCGGATAGGTATTTATCGGAAAAGTAGTTAGATTCTTTCTTTGGCATTATATTACATGCTAACATATTCTCTAAACTCATGAGCCTGGATGACTGCAGGTTCGAAAGAATCGAACCGGTCCTATTGGTAATTTTACAGGGTACGAAGACCCATCACCGAATGCGCATTTATATTCTATGCAATGAATAAGACAATGAATCTTCCTCGCTTAGGGGACATTGCCGCAGTACCTTTATTTTTACTAGGCATAATCTACTTTAATAATATTAAAAACAGAAACAATATAGAAAATATATTGTTTTTATTTTGTATTATTGGTTTTGTAGCTGATATTTATTTTGTGTCAACCACAGGGTGGTGTGAAAAAATTTTCTGAATATACGAGTAAATATGAGCCTTACTCCTAACAATAGGACTAGGCACTCGAAGATGATTAATGCACTCCTGAATTTGAATGCGGAAAACAGTGGAGGTAAGATGATGAAGCTTAGAACTTGGCCTTGGGGTAAACTTGGTAAACGGCTTGGCAGTACTCGTTCGGCTGACGGTGTTGTTATAGACCTTCCAGACGCACGGAGCGCTAATGGGGGTAATGTCGTCGCCAAGTTTATTTTCACCCAGCTCACGAGTGAGCTTAAACGCGCCCAACAGGAATACGTCATAGGAAATATGATGAGCAAGGCGGGCGTAGGCCCCAAGGTGTTTGACTATTACGAAATGAATATACCCTTTACAGTAAATCTCGAAAACATGATGAAAAAGTCGAGCGGAAGTAACTCGGTCAACTTGTTCCAGGAGAATACAAATCCAAAATATTTCAAAAAATGCATAGTCATCATCATGGAAAATCTCTACAAAGGACCTGGTGTTGTTGACGCATATACCTTGTATGAAGGCTACACACAAAAGAAGCCCATTCCTTTTGACGATATTCGGAAGCTTATTGACAAGATGCACGATCTTGGTGTTATTCACGCAGACATGCACCAGGATAACATTATGGTACAGAAGATCAAAAAAGAAAAAGGTTTAGGCTACAAATATAGACCACTTATAATCGATTTTGGTCGGTCCTTAAAGACCAACATGTCATTCAAGACGAATGCAAACGCAAATGCGTACGCAAAGATGAATCGCTACCAAAATGGGATGTGGTGGTACAGTAACAAATTAGGCGATATGCCAGTACTTCTGAACGGCAATGCATGGATGAGAGCCATACAAATGAAGAAAGGACCTGGATTTTTTACAAAAATAAGGGAAAGGTTCAGGAAAAAATAAAGACAGCACTCATCTTATATTAAACTCGCAAGCCTGGATGTCTTCGCGCAGGTTCACTATTGTCCTTTCGTAGGTCCTCAAGTTGTTCGGATACGTCTTGTCTTCGCGCACCTTGACGAAGTACCACCCCGTCTCCCCATACCCGCACTCTACAATCTTGCCCTCATACGACTCGAGATTCTTGTACTTGACCAGCTGGTTGAATATCATAATCTCCTTCAACTTGTCGCGCTCCGCGATGTACATGTACATGATGGGCTCCTTTCCAGCCATACCGCGGTCAAAGTATGCCCCGTTGTGCCTCACCAAAAAGTCTATTGTTATTGTGTCCCTGGGCTTCCACTTGAACATCGTCTCGTGGGTTCCCATACGGATCGGCTCGTTGATGGGCGTAAACACAAGACCGTCCGTCTTGTATGGATACTCCGCCTTGAGCACCTCGTCAATCTCTGCAAGCGGCCTCATCTTTTTGAGCTTAATCTGGACCTTGTCCTTCGAGGTCCTGAGTATCGACTTGATCACCTTGCCTGCGGACTCGAGCCGTTCTGTCAGGGGCTTTTTCATCATCGATTCACCCTTGACCATGACCGCGTCATACACGAGCAAGAGTGAATCGACCCTCTCGCAATCAAAGACCGTGTCGCGGGGCAGGGTCGTTGATATCTCCTCCACGTGAAACGCGCGATCAACCAAGAAACACCTCTTTTTTCCTTCCAACTCCAAGCAAACGAGCATTTGTCGCAGACCGTCTGTTTTTTCGCAAACCATATATGGTTGCTTTTTGAGCAACGGAAAATGTCTTCGTTCGATTGAAATGGGCTGCGGACCCGGGAAGCGATCCGGGTCTTGTGACCCCCACGCCACGGCAATAGCATGCTTAAGCAGGGGGAGGCACTCCATTTTCTAAATTAACGCCTGCAGCCTCTAAGATGTTTCCAAAGCACTCATGCGTGAAGTGCATCGTCACCTTGGCTGCCGTAAAAGCACCGATTTTGACATCAAAGGCTGCCAGAGCCTTGAAAAACTCTTCAGCCGTGTCGTACTTATTCTTAATTACACCCTTTGCCTTCTTTTCAACCTGTTTCACATCCATCGCCCACGCGCCCGCGTTTGTATTCTTGACAAGGTACAGAGAATCCCCGATCTTATTACCTACCTCTGTGTCAAACTCGAGGCCCCTCTGATAAGCCGGCTCCGAAGTGGTAGCCAGGGTTCGATTCTTGAACCGAGTCCAGTTGATACCCTCCTTGACAGCCGGGAACACTAGAACGTGATACTTGTCAAAAGACTCGGCCGCCTTGTACAGGGAATCCGAGTCGAGCGAGACGCCATAGTCCATAAAAATCAGGCGCTCGACGCCAGCCTTCATAAACTTCTGCACATTTCCCCGCTCCTTGAGGAAATGAATTTCGAGATGGTATCCTTTTACCATGCAATACATATGCAGGTTCATGATTGAATGAAGTGTGGTTGCGTGCATAGCTTTATTGCGGGTAACTGTGCAAACGTGAATGGTTGGCATCTAGTCGGATAAAGTTTCTCTTTTTTAAGTAATGAATGTACCCGGAATTGTATTGTCCCTTGTTGTCCGGGGTATCATTTGCTTTTTAAAAATTACGCAGAAGCTCCCTCGACCTTGAGCCGATCATCAAGACACCCCGAGAAACGCAGATTGCCCACGTGTCCCAGGGTTGTCATACAGTCGGCGTGAATCTTTCCACCCATAAGCTGCCAGCGACGACAGAACGCATAGTCCTCTGACAGGTAGCGCTTAGTGACTGGATCAATCATACAGTCAAAAATTGCCACATAGTCTGTGAGAGTTCCGCGATTCTGGTGGTCATTGACGCAGCTCAGAGTATCCCGGTAGTGATCGTACATCTTCTGAATAACCTCACGCTTGATGAGCATAAAACCGGTCGGGCCATCAAGCACCTCTGCAAAACCATTGACCAGAGGAGTATTCTGGTACTTGAAGTTTAGCACCAGACTCGAACTGACCCTCGATGGATCTCTGTTGTCGCCCGTCTTGATGGCATCAGATACCTGGTCCCACATAACCGCCTTTTTGGGGTATGCAGCGACCGCAATATCGTGGCCCGACTTGACCAGACGCACGACCGACTCTGGGTCAAAGTGAATGTCTGCATCAATAAACATGAAGTAGTCCTGAGTATTCTCCAAAAGGAATCGTGCGATAGACAGGTTACGGGCCCTCTGAACAAGGGACTCATTCTCGGTCGTGTCAAGCACGATATCAATCTGATTCATAGCGCATGTTCTCTGAAGCCGGATAAGAGATTCCGCATAGGCTTCAAGGCACAAGCCTCCGTAACACGGCGTTGACAAAAACACAGTCGCCGGCATTTATGAAAATTAGAACCAAACCTTTAAGGCTATAAGTAGGGCCAGAATCAACACAACGAGTTCAATCCGGAGAATCATACGATGGGCCTCGGCCGCGCTCTTGCCAGCCTTGTTAATGAGGCTGGTGCTTATCAAACGGGAACCACGGTCGATGATGAAGAAAATGATAAAACCGGTCGTCACCTGCTCAAGGTTCTTCATTTATTTTCTAGCGCGATTTTAAATGCTGTCAGTTGCTCAGCGTGAAAAGTTGGATCGGTTTATGAAGTGGGTTCCTCTTATCGCTCTCTTCGTCGGCCTGTGTGCACTCACCTTCCAGATTACCGTACTTTACCCATGGCACCTTGAACTCTCAGAAGAGTTCCATCAGCTTGCTGAGAGTCTGGGTAAAAATATAAGAGTGAAGTAAAGGGATGGTCATTCCCCAAATTTTGGCAATGGGTGCGGCCGAAACATACGGCAACTACAACTTGAAAAACTACGCATTTACCAATAACAATAGTCACCTCATAAAAGGTATCTTGGCGTGGGCTCTCGTGTTGTACATTCTGGTCCAAAGTTTTAAGAGTTACAACATGATGCACGTGAGCATGTTATGGGAATTTTCAATTACAATATTTACAGTCCTTACGGCCTATTTTGTTATGGGCGAACGGTTTACAAACTGGAAACAGTGGGCCGGGGTCTTTATCATATTTATAGGAGCTTGGCTCATTCACTACGGCGGAAATCACGTAGTGGTCAACTAATGTACCCCAAAAAAGTCTCCATCGGCATATTTGCCACAGTCCTTAGAGCTATGCACATATGAGACCCCCTCGACATTATAAAGTCCGCGACATTGGATGCACACAACTTGTAGTGCATGTACTCACCCACAAAATGAATAGAAGTCAGTGCAAGTAGGAGTGCACCATACTTGACACGAGCTCGATTTTTTACGCTCAAGTATTCCATATATAGAAATAGTGCTCTAAATTTTTATATATGGAGAACGCAGCCATTGAAATTCTAAAGCCCGTTATCGAGTCGGCGGTTGTGATAGCCTCGCACTACTGCAAGGCGTGTGGCCGCTCGACCGTAACCGCTAAAGATATGGCCTACGGAATGATGTTTTCGGCCCGTAATGTGACTGGTCGCCAGATTGGTTCACTGTTTCCTGAAATTTACGACGAAGAGGATTCTGAAGAGGAGGAGGATGATGACTCTGTCGATGAGAATGAAGAGCCCTGGACTCGTTACGAAGGAACGGACGAAACTATGATCAAGGTGAACGAGTGCGCAGACACCTGGGAAACCTGGGAACCAGAAAGCCCTATCGAAAACTCATTGAGGAATGCAATCAATACCGCTATTAGAGATAATATGTGATAGTATAGTAATGGCTGACGTCGATCGTTTTGTATTGGTCCTGATGCACTCCAGGACCCACGCTCATATGCTCCATCTCATGACCAAAAGTTTTGCGGAACACAAGGCGCTCCAGCAATATTACGAGGATATCATTCCTCTAATAGATTCTTATGCTGAGACCTATATGGGTCAGAACAAGAAACTAAAGTATGTAGATGTGTCTGATAAACATCCAAAGAATGCCTTGGGTTATTTTTCGGATCTTGACAAGGAGATTAGATCTCTCGACTTGCCTCAAGAATCGCCATTACGTAATATTCAAGATGAAATAATGGGTGTCGTGTTGTCAACATTGTACATGTTGCGTAACCTTCACTGATTTAGACGGTCAGGACGGTCACGTTCTGGGGTGCCCACCGGGGGCCACGGGGGCCACGGGCAACACCCTTGTTGGAGCGTGGCTTGCGGCTGTAGCCCTTTGGCTCCTTGAACAGAGCCTTCAGTGCAGCGGCATTGCTGACTGGGCGGGGGCCACGGGGGCCGCGGGCAACACCCTTATTCTTCCGTGGGCGGCGGCTGTAGCCCTTGGGCTCAGCGAACAGGGCCTTCAGTGCAGCGGCATTGCTGACTGGGCGGGGGCCGCGCTTCACACCCTTATTCTTGCGGGGGGCACGGAACATACGGCCCATACCAACGCCGTAGTTGAGGGGGACGTTGGCAGTCAGGGGTGGCAGTGGACGAGGGCCACGGGCAACGCCAGCATTCCGGCGCTGGCGGCGGGGGCCGATCGTACGTGTGCGGCCGACCTTTGGCTTGATAGCATTTGGCACATTGCCGCTGAAGTTGGCAAGGCTCTTGGGGTTCCCGTTGCTGTTACGGGAGTAAGCTGCCTTAGGGCTATACTGTGTGCCCTTGGTGCCCATCACAAAGTACTTGCCCTTGGCGGACACGTAGATAACGCGCTTCTTGGAGTTGAAAAAGTTGGTGGCAGTTTTCTCTGCTGCGACGCGAGGCATTTTCTTGGTACTCTTTACCAAGAAATTTTTTGGAGCCTCGGCCTGAATAATGTTAAGACCTGTAAGATGGGAGAGGGCTTGGGCCCGAGTTGTCTTGTTGAGTCCTGTGAGACTGGCGAGAGCCTGACGACGGGTACGGGGACGACCTTCATTTAGGAGCGCAGAACCACGTTTCATTTATATTACAATAGATTTTAACTCATTGATCACTATCGGTTCAAGTTTGTTAAGTGTCGGCAAGGATACTTCACATACTTTACATACTGTCTGTTTGTCAATCTTGTGTCCGAGCTTATTCAGTACTGTGTACATAACTGCTGACGCGACCCCCTTGGGTGTCTTGCCCATCAGAGCTACTGATGTCTGTATTTTTTCGCAAGTGTGGATAACCTTCATCCGGACCTTGCGCTTGTGTTCCTCTGGAACTACATCAACGTCATTCATGTACCGGGCCATAACATCCGAAGGAAAGGTAATCTTCACCTTGGGCTTGATCTGGATAACCTCGTTGAATATTTCAAGAGTCCTGGAAACGTCTTTGGTCTGAATCCCAAAGGCGTCCGCGACCTCTTTGGCTGTCCTGGGAACTCCGGCCATATTACAAGCCCAAAGGAGACAGTTCGCCTTGACTCCAAGTCTGACAGCTCCTCTGGTCAGTTTCTCCTCCCCAAATTTCTTGTACACAATCTTCGCCTCCCTGATAATGTTCGGAGGAAGACCGAGAGTATCTTTTCCGGCCCTCTCAAAGTCTTCATATGCGTGATACAACGCACGGTCTTTGTGATTCATACTCGTGTGGAAGTTTTTGCGGGCTATTTTCTTGTCTGAGAGACTCGAAGAATACCTGACTTTGACTATTGTGCCCATACCCCAGGACTCGCTGAATAGCGCGAGATCCACGGGCATACCGACGCGTGAAGGGTCGGTCACAGTCCCGTCATCATCAATACCACCTCGCCACTCAGGCTCGTCTGAGACATATTCACCGTCAGACCTTCCACACTCCGTGCAGGTTGGGAGCAGGTCGTCATTAAACACTTTAAGACCCCCGCAAGTGCAAAAATGCTCAGACTCTCTCGGGTATGCATCCTCCTGATTCTTCTGGCGAAAAAGGTCGAGTTGGGCCCACACGGCATCCATTGGCGTTTCCTTGGCAGCGACGGCCCGCCTCCACTTTTTTCACGAATTTTAGTAGAGGGATGATCGATTATCATCGCATGAAGAGACTCGAGCCCGAACCAGGCAAACTTCCCATAACAATAAGCAACGTGTTTGCAGTGTTGTTTATTGCCCTGGGTATAATGGCTCTTTTCAAACGTTACAAAGACAAAGAAATCAAGAGAGGTCACTCGTGGATCTGATCCACGACCCCATACTTGATACACTTGGTGGCAGTCAGATACAGGTCGTGCTTCATCAGTCGCTTTAGTTTCTTTTCGGGGAGACTGGTCCGGGCCGTACAAATCTCCTTGATGTGCTCCTGGAACATCCTACAATTCTCCATCTCATCCTTAATCTCCTCAAACTTACCCCAGAACTCGGTCGACATTTGGTGAATCAGAATGTAGCTGTTTGGCGTGATGGCCCGGCGCTTCCCTCCGAGCAACATGATTGCTGCGGCCGAACAACAGTACCCGTCTGCAATTGTCACCGTATCACACTTCATAGAAGAGATGCGGTCCATAGCAGACATTCCAGCGTGCAAGTCTCCACCCGGACTGTGAATGAAAATACGAATCTCGGGTGTCTGATCAATACCGATATCAATGAAAGACTTGCGCAGATCTTTGTCGAGCTTTGTCAGGGCCATGTTCAGCTCCAACACAGAGTCATTATCAACCTCGGAATAAAAGTATATGTCACGGCCTTCTAGCTTTATGTACTCGTACTCGTTTGTGGACTTGTCGTCATCCTTATCCGGCATTGTTTAACCAGCGTTTGTCATTTTTAACTATCTATGCCATCTGGATAGTACTTTGTCTTGATATAATCATAGACGACTGTATGAATAGGCTTTTTAAGATCATCCTTTGTGACACCCATGATGACATAACTTCCACGGCCTGTTGTGTATATATCATTGCTGCTGTTAAAGAGCTTGTATGAGCCGGACAGGTGGTATGTACCGTCTGTCTGCATCATAAGCATAATAGGTTCAAAACGCGTACTAACGTACATATTATTCGAACTCGGAACAGTGAGACCCATTTATTAATATAGTCTATTGTTTTTTTAGAAGTTTCCACGCGATTGTGACTCGCATATCAAGGACAAATCTACTGGGTCCTAGTCCTCTGTGCAAAATCGTGGACGGAAACAAAATACCCTTGTTCGGGTCTGGGTATATCAGGTTAACATTTTCATTCATCATAAATTCAGTCTGTCCGCCCCACTTATCCATAAATTGCATGTCAATCTTGTTCGCATACAAAATGAAAGTGAACGAATTTGGATCTGTGTCATCCTGGTGAAAGTCTCCATTTTGCCCGAATGACTGTCCATTTGCATAGACGCGCTTCAATTCCCACGGGCCACCGGGGATTTTATTGAACAGATATTCACTGAAGAACTTTTCGGACATTAAATCGCAATACAAAAACTTTGGTGGACCATCAACCGAATTTCCGCTAAAATCCCATTTAAATTTCTTAGCCACTTCAGACACGTATTCAAAATCTGTGTCTTGTAGGAATTTCGGAAAGCTCTTGATAGCAGTCGGCCCTGTGGCATCTGCAATATAATTTACAAACATCGTAATCGACCAACGGCGCCCTTTACCACGGATTGTCGAAACCTTATGCTGCAAGCACGAAGGGAAGATAATAAGCGAGTTGTGGCCAGCCGGAACTTTGCTATGCTCTAAATAAAATTCCCCGCCTTCAAACTCTCCTTCCCATAGATAGTATGTTATGCTCATTACAGCCTTGTCCGTGTGATAATCGTACTCATCCCCATCTTCGAAAAGACTGACCAGCATACTTGAAGAAACTTCCGCTTTCAGATATCCAAATATGGAGTTTCTCTGGACGAGAGTTTGGATATGACCAGGATCCATAATCTTATTCTGTAGTTTGTCAAATGGATCATTCTGCTTGATATTTACAAAAGTCCCTTTACGCTTGGCTAGGTATTTACCATCCGGATTTTTAGCTGAAGCGGTATTACCCGGATTATCATTGAGACTTGGAATGAGTTTGTTTAGTTCTATCAACAGACCAGCCATCTCATTTTCGGTACAAAAATTGGTCTCTAAGCAAAAGGGCTGAGGATATGTGTAAACATTCATTATGGTAAAAATTCGATCTAAATCTTTATATAAAGGTAAGCCAGTTATACATTATACCATGAGTTTATCTCAGTTCACAGGGGAATACAAGTATTCAAAAATCCAAGTTGAAAATCCGGATCCTCGAGAATTCCCACTGTACTATAAAGCTCGTAAACATGTATTTGAAATTGGACCAGGTGAAGCTTTATTCATACCGGCTGGTTGGTTCCACTTTGTATTTTCGACCGCCGATACAACAGATGGCTTGAATTTCGCAGTAAATTACTGGTATTTTCCGGTTGATAACTGGGATCGTGGAAAGAGATCGAATCTATTACCTTACACATTGAAACATGAATTAAATATAGAGCCGATAGAACTCGTTCCAGATCATACTATGGTTAAATGTGCTCGAAGTACATTGAACGGGTTATTTCCACCTGACCGCCTCAGTCACATATTCAAGGGATATGTCACGTTTGAAAACATGACACTCAAAGAGTTGCTCCAGACTAAAAATCCGAGATATTACGCCGCACAGATACCTTTTGATAATAATAAATACAAGGGTCCTAAATATTGCACCGATCTATACATGAATTCGGGTTGGATCAATTTTGGAAATGCTACATCCTTGTGTCATTTTGATGAGCATGACAACTTTTTGTGCCAACTTAAGGGTCGTAAGCGGGTCGTCATGTTTCCACACGAAGATCGGGATCTTTTGTATATGTTCAACCCAATCCATATGAATCTTATAAAAGAAATTATGAAAGGTCAGTTTATAATAGGTTCACTCACACAAGTTATAAACAAAGAATATGACGAAAAATTTGACCCAAGGGATCTGTATAAACAGACACTCGAACATTATATAAATGTCGTCGGACAGTGTCCCACTTTTGAACTTCCAACATCATTCAAGACAATAGACACCAAGGGTAAAGTCTACTTATTTGAGAAGTTTGATTTGAAATATCCATTGAGAATGATATGGATTATAAGTGGTAGAGGTGAATTTCATACATTCGAGACAAAGAAACTCATAGGACCTGGTGATGTTATAATGGTACCAACTGGAATTCCGTTTTTCTGGAAACTAACAGGTAACTTAAAGTTTATAACACATGAATGATTAAAATGGATCTCGTCATGATTCTCGATAATAATATCGATTCCGACTTGTGTAATCAGATTATTGAAAAATTCGAAAAGGATGAAAGAAAGTACAATGGTACGACTGGTGGAGGGTACATACCTGAAATCAAAACTTCAATAGACCTCACTATTTCCCGTTTTAGTGATTGGGAACAAATAGAGGACAAACTTGATGATCTTATTCGAAATAATATCAAAGAATACCAGCGTTTTATAGATTCTAAATTTCCTCACAAGGAGAATGTATCTGATGTATGGCATTCGGGATACCAAATTCAGAAGAGCGGTTATTATAAATGGCACCACGATTACGTATACGAGTACGGGAGTTCTAGGGTTATCACTTTTATATGGTATCTGAACACCATAGAAGAGGGGGGTGAAACTGATTTTCATTACAAAAAGGTTAAGCCAGAGACTGGTAAATTTGTAATGTTTCCGTCAACTTGGGACTATCCGCACTGTGGGCATCCTACGAAAAACAAGTATATAATCACTGGTTGGTTATGGAAAGGATTTTAGCCAGTGTGACATTCTTGAAATCTTGCAGGGTAACACACGTGTCCCAAATGGGGCTATTTGGAGCGTCGCGTAGAATCTGTTTTCTGGCCAAGATTGCAGATGTATCAGAACCTGTCTCAAGAGCCTTCATAAATTCTACATCGAGTGTGGCAAAATCTCTATCTCTGCGTATGCGATCCGTATGAAACTTCCGAGCCTTTATAGGGCAATACACAACCTGATTATTCTCAATTTTATAGCACCTCACATCTTCTTCCAAAAATGAGCAATTTGGAGGCCAATGCGAATTCGCTGTAAGATCTATATCTCCTAAGTATACATAGTTACCTGACAGGCCCATTAATTCATGATCCCGTTCAACATTCTCTCTTTCACCCCAACCGATTGATGGAGTCTGGTCCTGGTCATCTTGATAACGAAGATAAACTCCGATTGGCATCCTACTAGCTGTTTAGAAATTAAGAATAGGATAAAACCATTACACCAAAAGCACCTTGTCTCAAACCGGCTCTCTGTGTTCCGGTCCAGTAGCAAAAAGTATAACCTTGCCAAGTACCGGAAACAGATGGAATACCGACACCACCGTTCTGCTGAATACCGGTATTCTGAACACTGTAACCTGTAAAAAAAGCTATAGCGGCAGTCTGTGGACCAAATCCCACATTAAAATAACAGAATCCTTGTCCCTGATTGCCTTGAGCCTCATAGTATCCTATATTTTGTTGTCCTCCATCCAGACTACGCCATGCCCTAATAGTACCTTGACCTGAGCTATTGGCATACCCTGCATTCCCTGCATTCCCTGCATAATTTGCATACCCTGCACTTTGTGCATACCCTGCATTCCCTGCACTATCCGCATTCCCTGCCAGATATCCTTGATGGTATCCTTGCCAGTTACCTTGCCCCGTCCCTTGAAAGGTTCCGGCATTCACATACGAATATCCATATGCACCCATAGCCCAATTTGCGTAAAAGTTATTAGTATTTACGTCCCAACCTTGGAAATTTCCTTGAGCATTCCCTTGAAGAGTGCCTTGGAAATTGCCCTGGGCAGTTCCTTGAGCATTCCCTTGAAGAGTGCCTTGTAAATTGCCCTGGGCAGTTCCTTGGGCATTCCCTTGAAGAGTTCCTTGGGCATTCCCTTGAAGAGTTCCTTGATGAGTGCCTTGGAAATTACCCTGAGCAGTTCCTTGGGCACTTCCCTGGAGAGTTCCTAAGAATACCATCCTAAATTATACACTCTTTTAATTTTTTGTTCTTTCCCTGCATTCCTTTTTCAGTATAGTGAGGTGTTTCGTCTTGATTTTGCCCAAGTGGTTGATTACATCAAGGTCACTCGAGTCCAGGTTGTACTCGAGCAAAAGTTCACGCGCCTTGTCCAGGTCTGCGTTACAATACTTCTGTATAAGCACCAGCTCTTCATATTTGAGCTGGGTGTGTATGTTTTTGTTATTCATCTCTCTGATCTTTTTCTCTCTCATACGTATATTCAGGGATTTTGTCCATATAGACGCTGTCCGGATATCCTTGAGCGAGTGGCCTATATAAAATGAGGGTATGAGTATGCCCTCGTTATAGAAGTAGCACATAGAGTCCCAACTGCCTTCGTATATTTTAGAATCAATCACATCGGCGTTGGACAGAGATTCAGTGACTGATATCATGTCTACTTCCTGTGAGTCTACGTAGTTTTCCTGTATGATTCCAAGCATGTTTCCGTGCTCATCCAGATACTCCCCTATGAGAGACTCTGGTTTTCGAGTCCCTGTGACATGTATGAGCGAGTGGATGACATCACGGGCCGACATAAACTCGTCTTTTTTGGACGAGCCGTGGAGGCACAGGTTATAAAAGTACCTGATGTCTCCGTTGCATTCGACAGAGGCCCTGGCAGACTCCGGGCACTTTAACAGTTTCTCAATCTCATATGGCGGCAATACAGGGAACTTGTACACGAAGGGTTTGCCGTTAGGCAGGGTCTCTTCGTGGCCTATGATGATGAGAGGACCTTTACTGATGGGTCCAGTAATCTCCCTCATACCTATCAAGTCTTCTACGCTCTCGTATTCGTCTATGAGCACAGCCTCAGACGAAGTACGGATACGCTCAATCAGATCTATCGTTTGTTGTTTCGATTTGAGAATGTTCGAATCTAGTTCGATGCATTTAGGGAAAGCCTTTTTGACAGCGTGACTCTTTCCGATCCCGGTCTTTCCCCAGATGTATATGTATTTGTGCTCTTGAATAAGCTCGTACAAAGGGCCACTTTGTTTTTCTCTCTTTATTCTTAGAATACGATCCATGGCGAAGGATGACGAGTCTCTTACTGCTCAGGTTCTAAATATGGTTCTAGAAAATAACGCGATAAGAGAAAGGATCTACCCTTTCTTGATAATGTATGTTGTTTTTAACGTGATTACACTAGTGATTCTATTGTACATTTCCATCAGGGTGAGTTATCGATAAAATATCGGGTACTAGTAAATGTACAGGCTCACAAAGAGCCCGAAAAAGGACAAGAAATTTCGCGTTACATTACCAAACGGAAACACAGTAAACTTTGGCGCCCAGGGGTACTCAAACTACACAATACACAAAAATGCCGAACGTATGCAGAGGTATCTTACTCGTCACCGCAAGACTGAGAATTGGACCAGGGCCGGAGTCAGAAAGGCTGGGTTCTGGGCCCGGTGGATCTTGTGGTCCGAGCCAAGCATCCAGGCTGCAATTCGCCGTACAGAAAAGGTACTCGGTGCAAAGATTATTTTCATACATTAGACTAAAGAATGTCTGATGCAATGAAGCTTGTTGTGTCTTTCCTGGCCATGGTCGGTTCGGCCATAGGTATCGATTACATTAACCGGGCGGCCCGTTCCAACGTCCGTAACAAGAATCTCAAGGGATACAAGCGTATCCGGGTGTCCAAGATGAGCAAGTACTTTATGATTCTGCTCCTGCTCGTATCTCTTGGGATCCTTATCATGTCGGCCATGGGTATCGGCAAGAGCAGTGGTGCCATTAATAAGCTCCAGGCTATGCGTGCTGCCCGGGCCATGCCACCAAGCCCTGCCGTTCCACCAGCTCCGTAAATATCTTAGAGTAAAATAGAAGATGTCAACACCTCAGATGATTCTGCAGGTTCCCCTGACCATATCAGGGAATAAGGTGTCCGTCTCCGGTACTCCGAGTTTCGGTCCACCCGGTTCAACTGCGAAGGCTCTTAGCCAGTCTAAGGACCGCCTTGCCCAGTTGAAGCAGCAGCTTGCCATTGCCAAGATTGAGTACAAAAAGGCCCCCTCTGCAATTAACCTTAAAAAGGTTGAAGTCCTTGAGCAGCAAATTCGCGAGCTTATGGGAAAAATCTCCAAACAGTCAAAGGGTGCAGAGGCCGAGTACAAGATGAAGCTCCGAGTTTTGCGTCGCAAGATTAAGCAAACTCGGCAGCGTCTCCGAATGGCAATCGGAAAAGCCAAGGGTCCTATCCAGACGCGTCTGGACGGCCTCATGAATAAGTATTTTAACATGCAAATTGAGCATGTCCAGGCACTTCTCGACAAGAATCGTTCAAACTTGGCCTCTATGCGCCGGGCTCATCTCCGTCTTCGGGATAAGCTCAAGGCTATCAAGGCTCGTATAGCCCGCCAGACAATTGCCAACCCGGCTCTGAATGTTCAGAGAATGAAGATGCGTAGCCATCTCCGCCGAGTAAATGGTGATATCAAAAACGCTCTCCGTCGCCAGAAAAAGATTATCCGTTGGCTGAACAGGCTCAAGGCTCGGAAGAATGCATACAACAGCCGCCGTATGCTTCAGAAGGCTGCAGCTGGCGCCATGGGCTCAATTCCAGAGGCACTCAAGTCGATCCGTGATATGCTTCGTCGCCACGAGGTTATTCTCATGGAACTGTCACGGGGTGAAGGTCGACGTGGCCGGGTAACCCGTCGCCGTGGAGGCCGGTGCGGAAACCTGGCCCTGGCTCGCCGGCGTTTGAAGCGCGCAGTGAGCATTGTGGTCCGTCTCAAGAAACAGCCACCAACTTCTATGAATTCCAGAAAGCTTCGCAAGTGGAAACGGGTCGTAGAGGTGCGTCGTCGGGTTCTGCGCAAGATTATCAAGTGCAAGGGCCTGATACTGTGCGGCAACTTAAGGAAGGCTGAACGCAACCTGTCTCGTGCCCAAAGGAAGCTGAATGAGGCGAACCGTATTGCAAACCAGCGCCCATCAGATGAGGATGCCCAGAAGAATCGTCACAAGTACCGGACTCGCGTCAAGCACCACAAAGAGATGATCAAGAAAATATGGGACTGCATGTGCAGCCGGGCTGTCAAAAAGTACCGTATGTACAAGAATCTTTATGCACAGAAAAAGTCACCTGTGTACCTTCGGCGTATGAAGATGCACAGACGCATGATTCGCCGTTGCAATTGTCGCAAGGCGAGAATAAATTTCAACAAGGCCCTGCATAGGTTTGAGCGCCACCGTATGCAATACGCACAGAACCCACAGGATACAACGGCCAAGGATAATACAAAGATGTTCTATGACCGTCTGATCTTCCACAGAAACAAGCTCCAGTCATACGGATGCCGTGTTCCCGCGGTTCCACCCAATCCTTTCATGACCACAAAGGGTGTAAAGGTTATGCGCCGCCGGCGTTAGCGCCTCCTCTTAACAACACGAGTTGTGGTACCTCCAAAAAATCCACGAGTCACAATAACTCTACTGCCATCTGGCTGTACGGTGATTGTCTTCCGGCCCCTCTTAATAACCTGGACCCCGTTTGGTTGGACCGTTGTTGTAATCAACCCACCAGTCGGGCCGCGTCGTATAACAACCTTCTGGCCATCTGGGTATGTCGTGACTGTTTGTCCTCGACTAATTATTACTTGGCGACCATCTGAATATGTACGGACTTTTTTGGGTCCAAAGAAAAAGCGAGGTGGTGCAATAGGGGCGGCCTTTACAGGTGGTGGAGCCGCTGCGCTTTTCACTGGTTGTGGGGGTGGGGGTGGGGCACCTTTTATAGGAGGTGGTGGGATTGGCTTTGGTCGCGGTGGAGAAAGGACTCCTACTGGCTGTGGCTTTGGTCGAGGTGCAGAAAGGACTCCTACTGGTGCTGCTGCCGTCTTTACTGGTGGGGGTGGTGGAGGGACACCTGGTGTGACTTTTACTGGTACCGGCGTAGTTGTTGAAACTGTAGGCGGCATTGGGCCAGGGATTGAAGGAATTATAGAAATGTCTTTAATTTCAGAGAAAAGAGGCTTATTCTTAGCATCAAACGGAATTGTAACTTTAAGGGTGCCCTTCAAAGGGAAAGCCATACTCTGGCTCATTGGAGGGGGCATGGGTTTTGCGGTCGATGTTGCACCGCCCGCAATTCCTCTACTTGGGGGTGGATTGAAAGATGGTGTATTTCCACCTGGGACTTGTGGAGCTCCTGATAAAGGAGATGGGGCTGGTGTTCCGGCCAAGAGATTACTTGGAGGGAGTGGTTGAGCCATAGGTGACATTTGGGCTCCGCGCAGCATAGCAACTTCGTTTGGTCTTGCTGGTGCTGAGGTAGGGTCCTTTGGTAGAACGGCCCCTATGGATGTTGAAGGTAGAACCAGAGACGAATTCATATCCTTAAGAGCATCTTTATAGACGGTGTTAATGTTAGATCCAGTATGACTTGATGCAGTGAACGGAGCTCCTCCACTGTACTGCATTTACTATTGGTTAGTATTTTAAAACTCAAAAGGAGTCCCGGACTGTGTAGCGTGGGACATTGCTGCACTCACAGTCGCAAACAGCTGAGGGGTGTTATTTACGTCATAGTTTAGCGTACGACCCGCGGCAATTCCCATAGCCTGAGCCTCTGCAAAGGCATCCTGGTTGGCCCCGAGGTAGATGAATTGCCAACCCTCCTTTTCCTTGGCCGTAACCAGATCCTTGATATGGGCCTTTGTGTAGATCCGGGACGAATTCTCTTGGCCGTCTGTCAGAATAACAACAGTCTTTGCCGCGCCATCGGTCTGCTCAATCTTGATGAGTTGACCAATAGCATCCAATAGAGCCGTAGACCCGCGAGGGACGTACGTCTCGGTCGTAATATCCTCGACCTCGTTGATAGGCGTCTTTGTGTACATTGGGGTAAACTCGTGGTCAAAGTAGTAAAGGGCCAACGTGCCACCCAGACTCTTTTGGGACTTTACAAACGAGTTGAAACCTCCGATGGTGTCTTGGAGGCACAAATCCATAGAACCCGAACGATCGAGCAGAAAGACGCGATCCATTTCTTGGATATTACGCGGTGCTAGACTTTATAACCCTGTTAAAGTTTTTTTCTTCAGGACAAGTACAATCGATGGTCGGCCTGGGTCGGGATGTCATATCCCAACTCTTGCTTTCAAAGAATCCTGAAGACTCCTTTTACATCATGAATCTCAACCATATTAACACAGCGTACGAAGAATGGACGCGGGCTTTCCCGACCATCCGTCCATTCTATGCGGTCAAGTGCAATCCCGACAGACACATTGTCGAACGTCTGGCAAGCTTAGGTGCTGGGTTTGACTGTGCATCACCCGGCGAGATTGATCTCGTCCTTTCATGTGGTGTACACCCGTCCAATATCATCTATGCAAATCCTGTAAAACGAATTTTTGATATCCAGTATGCTCGTAACCTAGGTGTTATGGTGACAACCCTAGACTCGATTGGTGAACTGGAAAAGATTCAGCGATATTGCCCGGATATGGAGGTTATTCTTCGTATCAAGGCGAGTGATCCAACTGCAAAGTGTGTCCTTTCAAACAAGTACGGTGCCGAAATTGAGGACACTGCTGAAATCATTCAAAAGGCGGGGAACAAACTGATTGGTATTTCCTTTCACGTAGGTTCCGGCGCCCGCGACCCAAGTGCGTATCAGCGCGCGATTCGTGAGGCTATGAGTATTATTGATAAAAATAACCTAAAAATATTGGATATAGGTGGTGGTTTTACGTATGGGGAATTGCCGGTGGCCGAAATTACAAAAGCCATCGATGGGATAGAGGGGGTTCAGATTATTGCTGAACCGGGTAGGTATTTTGCAGAGTATGTTGGTACTCTTGTATCACCAATCATAGGGAAAAAGGTGTCCCGCGACGAGGTCCAGTACTACATCTCAGACTCTCTGTACGGCTCATTCAACTGCATAGTCTATGACCATGCCAAGCCAGAGATGTACACTCTACAAGACGGGCCAACGAAAAAGAGCAGGGTATTTGGAGCGACATGCGACGGTCTCGACGAAATCATCTCAGAGGTTAACCTGCCCGACCTCGATGTCGACGACTGGACAATCTTCGAGCGTATGGGCGCATATACAACTGCAGCCTCGACCAACTTCAACGGGATCCCGTTCACAACCAGAATCAGATATTATCTCGACTAAGAGTAAATGAATCAGTCGGAGATTGATACAGTGTGCCAACTGTGGGACATGTACAAGACTGATTTTATTGTATTCAACAAACCCGATGGAATCCTTCGGGCGAGTTTTTTGATAAACTACTTTCTATTCAAACTCGAATTCGCTGGTGTTGATGCATACAATTACGTATTCAATAACAAGGCACAAGTGAATTCGGCGATGCAGAAAATACAGAACAACCTGGAAAACAACTCGAAAAAGTTGACGCCCGGCTTCAATTATAGGGGTGCAAACACAAACCTTATCCGTTTGAGGGGCATTCCGAACAACGCGACAAAGGCCCGTAAGTTTGGGGCCGTCATGCTTATCAAAAAGAATATCATAACCAAGCTTTTCAAGAATGGGACTTTCGTTTCGGTCAACTCGGATGAGTACAGAGAGGCTGAAGATGAGATGGTCCGACTTGTTGACCGGAAGATTGAGACTATTCCTGAAATTAGAACGTACCGGGAGGTTTTCAAGTACACCGGGTACGGCAGAGACTCGAAGGTGATGGAGTCTTTCTTTTTTCACTCTATGGTTATGTTTGGCTGGTACGCATTCTTTGGTATACGTAACAGGACTGTGCCTGGGGGTGGACGTGCGCCCGTAGCAACCGAGTTTCCCGGGTCGTGCAATGTCCAGGCTTGTATGAATATGTACTATTTCATGAAAAAGGGTATACTGAGTAAACTGGTCTACATACCCCACGGAGCGACTCACGTGTCTCGAGCCGGTCAAATCAATGTAATGACTGCCCAGCGAGCACGAGGAATGGATGATGTTCAGTTTTGTCATCACGGCTTTCATCTCGCTGGTGAAGTAATCGGGGCTCATAACCAGAATACGGGCACATATGCTTCGGGCCAGGGCTACGGAAACTGGTACGCCCGAACAGTCTACAGCCACTCGGACGCCTTTGATGTCATTACACTGGCTACGATATACCGGGCCCGAGCTCGTTTGCACCGAGCCGGCAAGACTGCCCAGTTCAACGCTTGTGAAAAACTGATTGACGGCTTGAATACAAAGCTGAAAAAGTTTGTCCGGGACCATCTGTTGTCAAACATACCTATGAATGCCCAGAATATTCCGACCGGTAAGGTTACGGCCGGAGGTGCAACAAGGCCAAGGACCGTAAACAACCAAGTTGTTAAGAATGAGATAAGATCTCTGCCCCGGACGGGAAACAACCTGGTACCTAGCCAGGTTAACATAAACAGAGTAATTGCCAGGTATCGCAACTTCTTTAGGAACAAGAATATCAAGAATTTCTTCCTAGATACCCTTCATCCAAACTGGAGAGTCAAACTGAACAATGTGAAAGAGAATTTGCTCATTAACGGAAGGGCGGCAAGTGCAAGCTCTTCGGATCCTTGGGAGCGTCTGCTCGCACGTATTTAAAAAATATAAGATCACTTATAACATGTCTGATCCATACCAGGTTCTAGGTCTTGATCGAGACGCGTCTCCGGAAGACATTCGAAAAGCCTACCGGAAACTCGCCGTACAACATCACCCCGACAAGGGGGGCGATGCTGAGAAATTTAAGCAGGTTTCATCTGCGTACGAAATTCTGTCCGATGAGCAAAAGAAAGCAAACTACGATCAGTTTGGTAACGAGCAAGGGCCGAGTGGAGGGGCAGGAATGCCCGATATGGGTGATTTCATTCGAAACATGATGTTTGGCCAGCAACAACGGACACCTGGTATGAGACGCTCGAACGATGTTCGGCACCTTATTGAGATTTCTCTCGATGATGCTTTCAATGGTGTGACAAAGAAACTCAAGATTAACCTGGACCATCCGTGCTACTCGTGTCAACAAAGCTGCGCACAGTGCAAGGGTTCCGGGTTTACAGTTATGCAGATGGGCCCTTTTGGGATGCAGAAGCCTTGTGGGGCTTGTGAAGCAAGCGGCTCAATTTCAAAGGGGTGTCCGTCTTGTAATTTCAAAAAGAATATCCAAGAGTCTGATATTATTCAACTGAACATTGGAAAAGGTGTCCAGAGCGGCGAACACATAATCGTCAATGGCAAGGGTGAACAGCCCCGGAAACAGGGTGAAATTCCTGGCAATCTTATAGTCATCATAAACGTCCGGAACCACCAATTCTTCCAAAGGGAAGGAAATCACCTTGTATTCACGACAAAGATATCGTTTGACGATTCTGTAAAGGGGGCTACGGTAACCGTACCTCACTTTGCAGGGGAGATGAATATAGACACTTCATATTTTGGAATTATAGACCCGCGGCTGAGATATGAGATCAAGGGAAAAGGAATGACTCCTGACGCGCACCTGTACATTATATTCGATATTCAGTATCCAAGTCGTCGTGCCCCCTCTTGAGTGATTTGACGCACTCGGGGATGAAAGGGATTGTGATCGCGCCTGTGACTGAACCTAATATAGCTATGACAATTATCACCCCGACTTCCATACTAACTTAAAGATTAACAACATTTAATAATCACAATGGCCACCCTCAATGTCAAGCGGCTTGTTCCGAATGCTGTCCTTCCTACACGCGGTACTCCAGGTGCTGCTGGCTATGATCTGTATGCGACTGATGGTTTCATCATTATGCCCGGACACCGTGTCGTCGTTACGACCGGAGTGGCAGTTGAGCTGCCCCGTGGCACCTATGGTCGCATCGCTCCTCGTAGTGGTCTAGCCGTGAAGCACGGTGTCGATGTGCTTGCGGGTGTCGTCGACCCTGACTATACCGGAGAGATCAAGGTTGTTCTAGTGAATACGGATCTGCGGCGTGCTTTCATGATTCGTCCAGGATATCGCATCGCTCAGTTGATTCTGGAGAATTACACGTCAGCTGAGGTGGTCGAAGTGCCCTACGTTCCAGAAACTGAGCGTGCCGATGGTGGATTTGGCTCGACTGGAGATGTTTAAGTAAATTGTCATAACTTTGAATGAGGACTACGTGCTCCATATATGAAAAATACAAAACACCCAACATACTTAGTTAGAGATTCAAGGCTCTAACTTAATATGGTGGTATTCCAGGCAGTGGCTTGGGATGGCAAAGATTACAATGGATTCTACACTATCCGAATTTTCGGGCGGACGGCCGAAGGGAAGTCGGTTTGTCTTTCGACACAATTTCACCCGTACTTTTTTGTCAAAACAAAACAAGCCCCTGCGTCTTTCGTCAAAGATGGGGCTATTTCAGCAGTCCCTGTCATGGCCAAAGACCTATGGGGTTTTACAAACAACGAAAAGACTCTATTTGTCAAGATTGAGTTTAAAACACTGGCCGATATGCGACAATACGAGAGAAAGATTCAGAAAAACAAGTATGAAGCAAATATCGACCCTATTCTTCGATTTATGCACCGGACCAATATTAAATCTACTGGGTGGCTTGATTGCGGTGGTGATTGTGAAACGGAATTTGTATCAACCTGCGATATTGATCTCTTTTGTAAAGATTGGAAGACACTCGGTCCAGTTGATCGGGACGATATTGCACCGCTTCGTATTTGTTCCTTTGACATTGAAGCTTACTCGCACGATGGAGGATTCCCTGACCCAGAGCATCCAGATAATGTCGTCTTTCAGATTGGACTCACTACTGAAGTTTATGGTAAAGCCGGTGTTTTTGACCGCCGGTGCTTCTGCCTTAAGGAGACTCGAGCAATCGATACTGAATGGTTCCGAACAGAACAAGAATTACTACGAGCTTTTGCAATGTATCTCATACGTATTGATCCAGACATCATTACTGGTTATAATATCTTTGGATTTGATCTTGAGTTTCTTATGAAACGCATCAGACTCCTTCCGGACCTACCGATAGAGGCGTGTTTCTGGACCCGACTCAAGGATACGTCTGTCCAACTGGTCGAAAAGAAACTCGCCTCGAACGCTCTCGGCACAAACAACCTGAAGATGGTTCCTATGACTGGGCGCTACGTATTTGACCTGTTTCAAGATATCAAGCGTGAACATAAGCTCGAGTCGTACTCGCTCAACAACGTATCCTTGCACTTTCTCAAGGATCAAAAGAATGACATGCCCGTGAAGGAGATTTTCAGCCGGTACCGAAACGGTGACCCTGATAAGCTGGGTGAGGTGGCCGCTTACTGTCTCAAGGATACAGAGCTTCCTCTGAAACTCATGAAAAAGCTATGTACGATTGAGAATCTGATAGAGATGGCCAAAGCGACTTGGGTTCCTCTCTCGTTTCTGTCTGAGCGCGGCCAACAAATCAAGGTGTTTTCGCAAATGGCCCGAAAGGCTCGTGAGCTCGAGTTTATGATTCCAACTTTCAAGGGGGACAAGCGAGCGGGTGAACAATACAAGGGTGCGACCGTTCTGGAAGCACAGACTGGTGCTTACTACGGCCCCATAACAGCTCTCGACTTTGCGAGTCTGTACCCGAGTATCATGTGCGCTCACAACTTGTGCTACTCGACAATGGTGATGGATCCAAAGTATGACAACTTGCCAGGGGTTCAGTACGAGCAGTTTGAATCTTTCAGGTTTGCACAAAATGTGCCGTCTCTGTTGCCAGCCATCTTGACGGAACTCAAGCAGTTTCGCAAAAAAGCCAAAAAGCTGCTGGCCCAAAACGAGGGAACTCCGATGGAGGCTGTTTACAATGGTCAGCAGTTGGCCTACAAGATTTCTATGAATTCAGTCTATGGTTTCACGGGTGCTTCACGAGGAATGCTTCCCTTGCTTTCTATAGCATCGACAGTTACTTTCCGAGGCAGGCAGATGATTGAAGAGACGAAGAATTACGTCGAGGCAAACTTCCCCGGGGCCAAAGTGCGGTACGGCGACACTGATTCAGTGATGGTCGAGTTTGATGTGCAGGGTCGTAAAGGCCAAGAGGCCATAGATTACTCCTGGCAACTGGGTGAACGGGCCGCGGAGGAGTGCACAAAGCTCTTCAAGGCTCCGAATGACCTCGAGCTCGAAAAGGTCTACTGCCCGTACTTTCTGTACTCGAAGAAACGTTACGCGGCCAAGATGTACGAAGCTGCTGTGGCTGAAGATGGGTCTCGGGTCGTCAAGTTTAAAAAGGTTGACATCAAGGGTCTGCAAGTTGTTCGGCGCGACAACTGCCCGTATGTTCGAGAGGTTTGCAAAGAGATACTCAATCTGATTCTGGACTCTGAAGATCCGGTTCCAGCGATTGAGTGTGCGCGCGCAGCTGCCAAGGCTCTGAAAAACGGTCAAGTACCAGTAGAGAAATTGCTGATGAGTAAGCAACTTGGTGCCGACTACAAGAGCAAGTCTCTCGCGCATGTCGCTGTCGTTGAAAAGATGCGAGAGCGAGCTCCGGGTTCAGAGCCACAGCAAGGAGACCGTGTACCTTTTGTGATTGTCCAAGGACCCAAGAATGCGAGGATGTTTGAAAGGGCCGAGGACCCAGTATGGGCCCGTGAAAAGGGGCTCAAGCTTGACTACAATTACTACTTTGAAAATCAACTCAAGAATCCAGTCTCGGACCTGCTCGAACCCCTGGTCGGGCCAAACCCAGACAAGGTTATTTTTGAGAAACCTGTCCGGAAGATTTCAGATTTTTTCAAACCTAAATAATAGATGGAGGCTCTCCCAGTAGCAGCTCTCTGGGCACTTACAGTCGTCGCGCAAAAACACTCTCTCGGGTCGGTCAAACCCGAGACGGCGTTTGTAGTCATCACACTCACACACGCTTTGTTCCTGCTCACATATCTGAGCTTGAACTGGAAGACAATTCACGGAGACTTTTCAAATATCGACAAGAAACTGTCTCTTGTATTGCTCGGTGGTGTGTTTGCTTCGTTTTTAGGTAACCTTTTGTATTACAAGCTCATGAAAGACAACTCGGCCCCAGTAATTAGTTCGGCCGTTTCAGTCACCCCCCTCTTCGTTGCTCTCTTTGCCTATTTCCTGCTCGGTACCCGCATAACTTCCAGGCAGATGGTTGGAATCTTGATAGTCCTTCTGGGGGTCCAATTTTTAAATGTTTGATAAAACTAAATGTCAAGCAAGCTGATTGCTGAGTTTTTCGGAACCTTCATCCTCCTTAGCGCCATCCTATTCTCGGGCAACCCCCTCTTCATCGCGGCTGGTTTCCTGGCTGCTATTACCATTGTTGGCGGCATCTCAGGTGGTCACCTGAACCCAGCCGTGTCTATTGCAATGGTCGCCAAGGGTGATCTGCCAATGGCCCAGCTGCCACAATACGCCCTGGCCCAGATACTGGGTGCGCTTGCAGCCCTGGCGCTGTTCAAGCAGCTCAAGCGTAACGCCAACTAGACAAGGATGGCATGAAATTGACTCCAGTCAAGAATGCGTCGGGCTTTCGGTCTCGAATAAACCGGATCGCCTCATCACGACCCATCCCTTGTGTGGACATTAAATAGGCCGCAATAACAGCCGGGCTCCTTTGTTGCCCGGCGTGACAATGGACCAATACATTTCCGCCGTTGCTACGTACTCTATCAATGGCCGAAACTGCTCTCGGAAGGTATTCTCTCATATCAATCATAGCCTGCCTGGACAAATCATCATCGACCGGCACCCTGATTCCGTACTCCCTGACCATGGGCAGATCCTTGCTGCAGTTGACAATAAAAGTACCTGGAGGGGACCTTGTCGCGTCCGGGAAATTACTGAGATAAAGTCGATCGAGGATTCGATACATTATATTAAAGACCAGGAACTATTTTAAGTAAATGAGTCGGGTCATTCTCACTACATTTGCAGGTCGTAAAGGTAATCTCAAGCTCTTGTTCCACTGGGTCAATCAACTCCTGGACCGGGGTTCGGTCCAGGAGTTCCACATCTGGAACTATACCAAGGATGTAATTGTTGACGAGCCCTGGCTCTTGAAGAATCTCCCGGAGCGTTCGACATTGTTCAGCCCCAAGTCAAAGGCTAACTGGGACGAGTACTACCAGTACTATACGCCTGACAAGTTTGACCCTATGGATGTCATTATCAAGTGTGACGATGACATTGTATTCATGGATATCGTTCAGTTTGATGAGTTTGTGAAGCGCAAGCGAGAGATGGCCGAGTTCCCCCTCGCATTCCCATCCATCATAAACAACCGGGTCTGTGCCTTTGCCCAGAGAATGTACGGGTTTATCGACCCGGTCGAGTTTACGGATGAGGTCCTTACGGCCCTATGGACGAATACCACTGTATGTGAATACCTGCACCAGTTTTTCATTGACAACTTCCAGGCTTTCCTCGAGTTTTCGCGCAAAGCTCCCCACTATGTCCTTGACCCACCCGAAATGCTAAACATAAACTACTTTGCGATCCTTGGCCAAGACCTGGCCTTGTTCCAACAGGTGCCCGGGCACAACGACGAGGAGTACCTGAGCCAGAAGGCGGGCACGCACTACATAGACATGTCCTTTGTCGTGAGTCACCTGGCATTTTCGCCTCAGCGCTGCGATGGTTTCAATGATGAGCTGTACCAGACCAAATATACCATCTTAAAAGATAAATACGCTGAGTTTATAAGGAATGGAGGCTCAGATAGCACAGCTCATTGAAGAGGAGGTTGAAAAGAGGCTTGCCGAACGGCTCAACAAGGTGCTTGAGCACATCTCAAAGACGTACGACATTACCATGAAGCAACTTCTAAGAGATACATCGACACTAAAGGTTGCGCCAACTAACACCTGCCTCGGACTCACTTCCAAAAAGCAAAGATGCAAGATGAAGGCCCATGGAGAGACGGGCTATTGTAAACATCACCAGGATCAAAAGCCGGCGATCAGACGACAGGCCCCGGCGTCTGTTCAGATTGCAACGACGGCTCATAACCACGCAGGAACTCTATTCTCACCCGACTGTCCAGCCTGTCAAAAGAGACCCACAACAAAATTGCGACTAGAAATCTAGATTTAAAGGTTTCATTAGATTACAAAATAATGAGTAAGTCCGATCTGCTTTTCAATTCGCTTGACCGTTTTTTCTCAGAAGAGGCGAATGCAGAGCACCTGGTTGACATCCTTCAACATAGAAAGGGTGTTTCACTTCGCAACTTGGAATGGTTTGTGACCAATTATTCCAAGAATAAGAATTTGACATATACAACGCCAAGTGGAAAAAAGTTCACTGTCCACGTGGCGTACAAGTCTTCACTTGACGGTTATTCTAAAAAGTTGTTCGATCCTTTCTGTCGCACAGAGCGTATTCAATACAAGCTCCCAACTGGCGAGGAACTTACAACGACCGTCGCTCAATTGAACTTCATTCGGTGGTGTATAACCAATGGTATCATAGAGTACCTGATTACACAAAAACCAATCGCCCAAACCCATCCTTAATTTCTATGATAGTGTATCCATAGTAGAAAACATACAAAGAAAACGACTGTGCGAGCTCTGTTGCATAGTCGGGATTGAATTCAAGTGAGAGCGTTGTCGTTGCGGCGTTTAAAGGCGAAAAATCTAAAAATCCACCCTGATTGTACTCCTTTGGATTAAGACCAAAGGCGTACACGTAGATACTTTTTGTAGGAATGGACAGAGAATGGTCAAAGGGCTGCTTCATGGTAAAGTACAGACCTCCCGCAATCTTGCTCAGAATATCGTTACCGCTCAGAGTAATCTGGGCATTATTAATCAGATCGATATAGTTGAGCTTGACACCGTTGAAGAAAGTGATGGGGGTCGATGCGTTAATGTACTTTGTTGTGTATCCGTAAGAGTACCTCGAGTCGACATACCGAGGTAGGTTTTCAAAGTCAGTCTTGCGAATAAACCAAGCCATCATAGTCACTGGAAAGCTGGCACCTATACCGATGCTCACCTGTCCACTCGTCCCTTGGTCCAAAAACAGGGGTGGTTTCTTCACGGCCCGGTTCACAATCAGACGTCTGGGCTTGGTTCGGATGTACTGACGCTCTTCATCGGTCAACTGAATCTCCTCAATGATGAGTTGTGGGACATCAACAAAGTCTGTAAGGTTTGCTATCGTAACTGGGTAGTTCCATACATTCGAGTCGGGTGTCTGGTTCGGAAAAGAGGCTGTGACATTAGCGCCAGATACGTTTGTGACTGTGGCTGTTCCTGATATCCCTGGGAGACCTGTAACGACCATACCATTCCTTATAGGGGTATTCAGAGGTGCTGTGACTGCAAACGTGTATGAGCTACCGGTCGGTATCGGCCCCGAAAAGTTCTGGTTAAAGGCCCTTGTGTCGTTATCGATAAACTGGACGGGCATGGTCTGGCCCTTGTTGTTCAGTCTCGGTTCCTGGTAGTTATATGTGACTGTTACTGTACTTACGGTTGTGCTCTGGACAAACACCTTGCCCAGAAAGAACAAATTCTTGGAATAGTCTGAACAGCCAGTCATGATCATACCCGTGTATATACCAGTCGTGTTGTTCAAGGTGAAGGTAGAGGTTGTACCGGCGTAAATGGTCGAAGATGGTATGGTCAGAGTCTTGTTCACCTGCGTGAAGCCTATGGATAAAGGGTAGAACATAGGCGAAGCCTGTACGGTCGATGAAACGTTGATCTGGTTGTTTGAGGTATCCACCGATGTAATGAGCAACTTTGTGTTTACTATCGGGAGTCCGGTGATGTACATGCCCGCGTTAAACTTTGACACTGGACTAACTCTTAGAGTGGCCGAGTTGTTCGAATCAAACACAATAGGTGAAGAGAGATTGACGGTTCCGTTGCGCACATCGGCCGAAGAGTTTGAAAACCAGTTCCACTTCTGGAAGGCTATCTTTATGTATACTCGCTGGTTGTAAATAGCGCACATAGGGAAGTATGGTTTGTCGAGCCTTTCTCGGTGTTTCTTGTACCTCGAGTGTCTGCGACAAAAGAAAAAGTCGAGCGGACAAATGAGATCAATCTGGGGAGTCTGGGCCAGAGTTGAAAGGGTGCCCTCTGCGTATCCGCCGTTGATGGCTTTGGCCATGGCATTTTTCTCGTCAGCGTCAAGAAACAACTGATCACGGAGGATGTACCAATCATCGTTCAGAGACTCGACCACCTGGCCATCAATCATAAAGTCAATCTGTTTGAAAATTGCTCGACCGAGTTGGTCTGTGTACACGTTACCTGCAGGGAGTGCCGGGAGACTACATTTCAGGTGAAGGTTGCTAATCAAGTCACCTGTTGACTTTGGGACGAGTTCCATGGTAATCTCGTGATCGATCCACGCGGAACTAGGGAGGGGGACGATACGCTGTGTAATTGCAAAATTGGTTGTCTGTGTATAACTTGGATCCCACATAGAATCCGCCATTTCATTGTTCAAAAGGAAAGAGTCTTGTGGCCCTACTGCATCAAGGGCTAAAACGGACCCTGTACCGACACGTCCTCTCTCGAGGGGCATCTCTACAAGTCACTCAGATTATTCTGCCACAACTGCACCACACTTGTTGCCTTCAAGGCTTCCAATTCCGCTCGGGTCTTGGCTGCTTCGCTCTTCAGCTTGCTTGAGTGCTCGTCGGTGTACTGATACGTCTTGATACTGAACAGATAGTCGTACTTGCTCTCAACCTTGGGAAACCCTGCAGCCTCAATCTGAGCCGTCACGTCCGCCATACTCCGCCGGAACACCTTGATCCGCTCATCACAGACCATATCGACAAACCGGGCCTTTGCCTCGAGAATACTTGTTCGCTGAGTAAGCTCCTCAACAAGATTCTTCTTCCGGAGCTTGTAAAAGCTGATTCTCATCTCAACATAGTCCATCAGAATCTCCTCGGGGCTCTCATACTTTTTGATACCCTTTGGAGTCATCAGATACATGTTGCTTGTATGGGTCGCCTTTTCGAGTCCGAGCTTTTTCGTGTCCGCGCCCCAGACCAAAAAGTCCACATCGGTTTCGGTCGAGTGATTCTCGTACTTGAGCTCGAGCTTTTCAAGTTTCTCCTTGAAGTCCTGGGTCCATACACCCGGTGGCAGCTCCGTGATTCGGATAGCATCATCCTCCTTTTTCCATACACCCTTCATAGTCCAGGTTGTATCGTTTTTCTGGACAATCTCACCCTTGAATCCACGGAACCAGGGCTTCATCTTGTACGGAAGCTCCTTGTTCAGGATCCTCAGGATATTGCGCTTGATATCAGACGGGTTGTATGGCGGAACAGTGCAGCTGAATCCGGTACCGATACCCTCTGCACCGTTGACCAAAATCATAGGCAGAACTGGGACGTAAAACTCGGGCTCGACCCGGTCTCCATCCTCGAGCACATACTTCAGTACTGCATTGTCGCGCGAATCGAAAAGCTTTGCAGTCTGCGGACCAAGTCGTGTGAAGATGTAACGAGCGCTGGCCGCATCCTTTCCGCCCATAAGTCGCGTGCCAAACTGACCTGATGGCTCGAGGAGGTTGATATTGTTCGAACCCATAAAGTTCTGGGCCAAGTTGACAATCGTCCCTTGGAGACTAGCCTCGCCGTGGTGATACTGAGTTTGCTCAGCAACGTACCCGGCCAACTGGGCCACCTTCATGTCGCTCGTCAGATTCTTTTTCAGACACGAGTAGATAACCTTGCGTTGACTTGGCTTGAGACCGTCTGCAAAGTGAGGAATACTGCGGTGAATATCAGCCGCCGAAAAGTTGGCCATGTCCCGGTGAATGAAATCAGTCACGGAAAGCTTGTTAATCTTCCCGTACTGCACAATCGGGGGCTTTTCTTCCATGTGTCCACGGAGCCACTGCTTTCGGTGGTTTGCGTGATCCTTGGCAAAGGCGAGAGTCATCGACTTTTTCATCTTTTCATCCTGCTCGAAGCGCACTGTGAGCCGGTCAATCTGTCGAAAGTACTCCTTGGCCTCTGCACTCGTAGAAGTACCGAGACCCTTGTAGTACTTGACCTGGCCCCGCACATCTGCGGCCCGAAAGTCCTCCTCGGTGAAAAACCAGGTTGAGCCGCACTTGATCACTGGAGTAACCATAGCGCAGACATAGCCCAGACTGACAAGCGAAGGCCAAAAGTGGTGAAACATATTCAGGACCAAACCCTTGATATGAGATCCATCGAGATCTGCATCGGTCATGATGAGGACCCGACCGTATCTAAGGTTTTTGGTATTAGTATAAGTAACACCATGAGCCAGCCCAAGAATCTTTTTCAGGTTGTTCAGCTCTTCGTTAGTTCCAATCTTGGCGGTCGATGCATCCCGTACGTTTGTAAGCTTTCCTCGAAGTGGAAATACGCCAAACTTATCACGGCCAACAACCGACAGACCTGCTACTGCAAGGGTCTTGGCCGAGTCTCCTTCGGTAAGGATCAGAGTGCACTGATCAGACTTGGCGGTTCCGGCCCAGTTGGCATCGTCAAGCTTTGGAATCCCCGTCAACCGAACTCGTTTGACCCCATCATTTTTCTTAAGCTCGCGGATAGCCTTTGCTTGGATGATCGAGTCGAGAGTGTCTTTGAGTCCGTTTGACATGAGATCCTTGATAAACTTGGGAGGGAAGCTAACAGCCTTGATGTTTCGGCTCGTCATCTCAGTCTTGGCCTGGCTTGAGAAAGTCGGGTTGACTGCAGTGCACTTTACAAATAGCCACAGAGACTGCTTGACTTGGTGCGGTGAAATATCCTTGACTGCCTTTTTCACCTCTCCAATAATTGTTGCAGTGATATGATCGATGTGTGTACCTCCTTGGGTCGTGCAGATTCCGTTCACAAAGGATACCTGCCGGAATCCGTCCGGGGCTGGCGCCACAAACACTTCCCAGCGGTCATCCTTGTACTTGACGAGTGGAAGGTCGGTATACATGTGAACATACTTTTCAAAGTTCTGAGCCTCGAGTTCCTCGGTTCCCAGACTCACCTTGGCGGTCGTCCAAGCAGCGGCATCATAAACGCGCTTTTCGAGGACCGGCTTCATCTTGTCAAAGGTGGTACCGAACCGGGCCCAGTCAGGTTGGAAAGTGATACGGACCATATTCTTGGCACTCTTCTGCTGCTTGATGACTGGAGGGTGACAGACTGACATGTTATTCTCCCACGTCTGCGTGTACACCTGGCCATCGTTCACGACAACCAAGTGAAACTTTTTGCTAAAGACGTTGGTCAGCTTGGCTCCGTACCCGTTTCGGCCACCGACAACCCGCTCTTGCTCGTCATCATAGTTTGAGCTAGTCAGAAGATGGCCAAAGATGAGCTCCGGAGTCCAGATACCCGTCTCGGCGTGACGCTCGATGGGAATAGCCGGTCCGTTGTTTTCGACACTGATGGTATCGCCAAGTGTCACCTGGATACGCTTAACCTCCTTGGGGTGAGTTGTTGCCTGGTCGAGTGCATTCACCAGAATTTCGTCAAAAATCTTGAGCAGACCGGGGCTCACAACGATAGGAGTCAACTCAAACTCGCCATCCTTGAGAATCCAGTGCTGTTCAGCTTCCGGAACGATCGAACCGACATAAGAGTCCGGTCGTTTCAGAATATGCTCAACGTGCGTGAGCTTCTTATACATTTCTATTTATACAGAGGGGGGACCCTTTAGACCACTTGAGTCGCCCACGGGCACCCTTTTCAAAACAACTTGACGGCTGTGAGGGTGATACTAAGCACCGTGCCCACTGCGCTTGTAGAAAGAGAGTCAGTCGCGACCCTGACAACTTCATCAATAGTGACATGACCGTGATGATTGAAAACTTCGGTTACTTCTGGTGGCACGAGAGACAGTACAGTGCCTCGTATCGCGTGTTTCTTTAAGAGCTCAGAACTCCTGAAGAATCGTTTAACCTCCGGACGGCGAGACGCCAGCTTAAGGCAAACAGACCCTCGGCGTACGAGTTGCATTTAACTTGACTACTATGTGCACATATTTTTTATATACCTCAATATATATGATCATACAGATCTGGAAAATATACAGCTATTGGATAGTTGTCATGATTATTCTTTGGCGGATGGGTATACTTCCTTTCTCACCACTCGCCTCTGCCATACCGGCATTCATAGGTGCGTCCTTGATTCCCATAAGTTACAAGAGTCTCACACAAGCCAACATCTTCATAGTCATCACACACCTGATACCACTGTGGATACTTCGCAAGACAAGTATCGACATTGCTCCAAACTTGGCTGTGTTTTTCGTCTACAACATAGTGCTTTTGTTGGGTGGAACAAACTACATGGAGGTGTACAAGCATATTTTCACACATCAACCAAAGACGATTTATGAATATTTTGTTCAGAGGGGCCTTGCGTGACAAAAAGCGTGATCCTTGCACGGCCAGGCTCCACGAGAATTGGAGTATGCAATGTCGTCCAAAATGATCAAGCTCATCCGCAAGGATATGCAGATCCGTGCGCTCAACTTTAAAGGCACGGGCAACCGGGTGGAGATTCCAAGGCCCGTGCCCGCACCGCGCGAAAAGGTTGAAAAGCCGCCTCCAAAGGGAAAGTACGGCGAGGAGTGGACCCGTTACTTTGAATCTGCCAAGCAGGATGGGTTTGTTGATCCGGAAAAGTTTGCAGATTCTGCGCTTCGCACCAAGGAACTAGCTCTTGAGTTGGAGTCCAAGCGTCACAAGATTCTGCGGACCAACAAAAAGGTCTCCACGGGTATGGAAATTTGCAAAGCTCGGACACTCAAGGGTGAACCTTGCAAATTCAAGGCGACTTGTGGAGAATTTTGCAAAAAGCACGCACCTATGTGGATCATGCTGAATAAGAAACCGGGTGGAACTGAAAAGGGCTTCATATGTGTCGAGAAACAGGTTGTCGAGAGTGTATTCGGCAAGCCCAACGGGGAAAAGGAGTGGAACCTGGAGATTGACGGCACAAAACTGAGCATGGCTTACAAGAATGAAGATTCGTCGCTGCACATCGTCAGCATCACTATAGACTCTATTGTAAAGGTCCGGAAGATTCTAGGTTTATAATCTTGTAATACATTAATGAAGATCTTTCACGTTATGATAGCATATGCAGTCCTGGCCCTTGTCATCCCCAAGATACTTACCAAGCCGACCAAGATTGATCTCATAGATAACACAGTCATCTATCTCGAGATGACCAGGAGTTACATAGTCAACGCGACCCTGTTTGTAGCTCTGGTCATGTGGCTAGTTCAGAAATATGACCCTGTACCTTCGCTAGCAAATCTCGAGTAAACGTGTGATCCCAGTAAGCGAGCTCCTTGTAGTAGCACTCCTTCATGAGCTCCATCAGATGGTTAATGTCAGGATGACCCCAAACAAGGTCCTTTGTAAACAGAAAGTCGTCAAACCCGATAGGTCCCTTTGTGCACCGAATAATATAGGGCGTCTTAACGTACTCTTTCAGACCCCCGTAGTCAGATATGATTATAGGTTTGTCATAGAGAGCAGCTTCTACGGCTCCCATTCCGACCCCCTCGGAGTGTGAGCAGTTTACGTAACAATGACTCCGCTCATGGATCTTTTCAAGGTCAGAGTCTGGCAAGAGCCCGTTTATAATCTCGACATTCTGGAAATTCCACGTGACTGGTTGCCGGCACGTCGCCTTGAGCACCAACTTGGCGTGAGGAAACCCGCACCGAATAAAAGCCTCTATGAGACTTCGAATATTCTTGCGCGGGTCCATAATGTTGCCGATGCTGTAAAACGTATAGGGCCGGCTCGTCTCTGGTCGTTTCAGAACCTTGGGAATCGGAGTCCAGTGATGCAAGAGTCTAAAGTCGCCTTGTGGAAATTGCTGTGCCAGGTTTGACCGTGAAAACTCGCTCGGACAGTAGATCGTATTGGACAGTTGAAAGATCTTTTCGTACAAGGGATGGACTGTATCCGTCTCACAGACTGTCATTACAAACATCTTTGGGGCGAGTTTCTTGTAAAACTGCAGGACCATCTGCAACTGGTCATCAAGTGGAAGCGCAAAAACAAAAAGGGCATCGTACTCTTTCAACTTGGGCATTTCGCCAAATACCACATATTCACCCTGCATAAGAGTCGCATACTTGTTAGTAACCTGCCCGATCCCGGCCAATGGTTGGGGTCCTAGGAAGAGCCACATTATAAAAGGACCGAAGTTTATCCTTATTTAGAGATTATCTCCGAAAGTAATATATGGCTCATGAGATTTCGGATTTTATCGACTCTGTCAAGGAGAGCTTGACTGATGCCCAGTATAAAGAGGGTATGGAGTTGTGCCAGAAGCTATTCAAGTCGAAAGAGACCGAGGAGAAACTCTATGAAATGACATACCTGCGGCCATATACGTTTATGGATGAGCACTGTGACGACGAAGACTGTCTGGACACCAAGTTTCTGGTCGCGTACAATACTATCAAGAGTCTGATACTCTTGACCCCGGCCAGGGCTGAACGAATCACTGAGCAGTCTGTGTTTAGAGGACCAAAAGAGGAGCTCGAGCACTATATAGACCCTGACTTGCTGCGTTCCTTTCCGAACGAAAATGAGGAACTTGGTAGCGAGTTTGAATGGTTCGAGTTTCCGGTCATCAAGTTGGAACTTATTTCGTAGGTTATAGTATGGCTGATCGACATCTTGAAGGGATGAGAGCAGCCATCGACCGTCTTGAACAAGTGCTCGAGGAGTTGGATTGTTCAGACTATAAACAGGTTGTTAAGCGCGAAATATTTAAAGTTGAGCGGAAAAAAATTAAGATTATAAAGAAATTTCTGGATGTTAAGTATGGGGTATAACAACCTAACAAACAACAACAGGATAAGACATGCAGTCTTTATGAAATTCTTACTCTCATCAGCCCTCAAGAATATCAGGCTCGGCAAGAGACTCGGGTCTCGCCGGTCTATGGATGGTCTTGTGTTTGATATTGGCCACAAGAAGGTCATCAAGATTATCTTTCCGGGGAATGGTGCAATGGCAAATATGAATTCAATCAGGAATGAGTTTGCAATTGCGAAAAAGATGAGTGATGCGGGCCTCGGGCCAAAAGTGTACAAGACGCTCGAGTTTCAGATTCCGAGTATTCTCAACTTGAAGAATACGATAGGGAATGCTATGACATGGCCCGACCCAACACCATTCATGAGACAGAAACTCAAGTCCTATGGGTACGTTAACAACAAAGCAAACAAGTTTATCAATAACGTGAAAAGGACCAGTCCTCGAGGGTATAACCTGAATCTGTTTCAGAACTGGTTTATGACTACAAACGTAAATTACAACAAAATGACTGTCGGGGCTGCCATAATCATGGAAAACCTTTCAGGTGCTGTCGATCTCGCAACCTATGAGAAAACCAACCCATTCCCAGTGAATGAGTTGATAAAGACCGCACAAAAAATGCACTCAATAGGTATAGCCCATGGTGATCTTCATATGGGTAACATCATGGTTCAGAAAAAGTCAAATGGGTCCGTTCGGCTCATCATCATAGACTTTGGGCGTTCAGTAAACGCCTCTAGGAATAGGGCCGGGTTCAACTCTGCACTCGCACGGAACTTTAAGAATGTTGAAAACCAAGTGGGCCGCAAGTCCAGTGGGGTGGCGCCCGCTTTTCCAAAAAAATGATTGTGTCCGCGTAACGTATGGACCGGATTAGTAGCAGGGTAATAGATCTGCTCGATATAGACACCCGACGATCTCTTGGGATTTACAAAAAATTGCCGAAATCGAACTTTTGTCCAAGGCCGATTCCGCCAACGAGCTTTAGATGGTACCCTGACCAGAACAAGCTACTGTTTATAAACTTTGATCTCTCGTTAGACTTGTACATGTGGGAAGTTTTCAGGGGCATAGCCCGTGTTGAAGACACAGAAGAATGGTATTATCATCCCGGGGCTGTCGATGAGTTGTGGATGGGAAATGACAAGTACCACAGGCACGTTATTCTACCAGAGATGATCGGACTTAGGTTTATGTTTGCGGGAATTCCAGAAATAATATTGGACACTCCTAAGGATGAGTCTCTTGACCATTAGTCTCCTCAGTATAGCCGAGGTTTTCGGGGATTCTCAGTTTAAATTCTTTGCACGCGGCGGTCAACAAAAGTATCTGGCGGGTGGTCTCATCGGATATGCTGGTGTCATATACTTCCTCATCAAGGCTCTCAAAACTGGGAACGTCATGTATGTCAATGGAATGTGGGACGGTGTCTCGGCCGTCATCGAGACTGTCGCTGTTTACTTCCTCCTGGGCGAACGTCTCAATACACCTGGCCAATACGGCGGCCTTTTGATGATTATAGCAGGAATATTTATGCTGCATAGTGGCGGCATTAGCTATTGAAGCAATAACTTGAAGGAAAAGTAACTTGTCTCTGAATGATAGCCTCTTTCCCTCTTTCTTTCTTCGGAGCAAGTCTCCACAGAGAAAAAGAGCTAGGAACAACCACTCATCCATCTAAAAGAGACGCACTCTACTATTTTAATGGAAATTACGCAAGAGGATCTCTTACTCACGGTCAGAGGAATGCGTGATATGATTAAGGATCACATATTGCCCAGACTGACGGAGGTTGAGTGCCAACTGAATGATCTTCGCAGGGTTACCTGGCCGGTCTGCCAGAACATAATAGACACAAAGTACGGTATGTTTTCGACACTCGATATGAAATACAAGTTGTTGTACTGCCTCGACGATACGGACGCAAAGGAACTCTTGAAGCGCAAAGGTCGCCTGGGTGGCGTCTCGACCCAGATGACTGCTATTGAATATCAGCACATATTCAGCTCTTCACGTAAGGGACAAGCGATTAAGTAACTCCATAGATGCTGGCAAAGGGACATCATCTGGTCTCGGAATCAACTTGGTCTTTCCATCCGTGTGAATTCCCTCTGATATAAACTTTTCAAATGTATCCTTTGTCTGGGCATCGTGGTGGCCATCCTTCGCGTGCGCAAAGGTGTGCATCTTGTTACATACGTGCTCAGGGTTCCCGAAACTGCTCAAGTGCCACCCGGCAAAACGAATAGGCGCAAACTTCCAGCGATTATCCCGAAGGTGGTTTGGTCCGACGTGCTTAAACAGTTCACAGTTTGTGATGACCGTGCCGAACCAGGGCTCGCCTACAAACAGATACTTGAATGAATACTCGTACATCCACATGTGGATCGAGCACACTTTTGGCAAACGATCCAAAAGAATGAGCGTCATGTCAGGAATCTCATCGACATCACTGACCATGACAATAGCGTCACCTGGAATCTGGGCCCGCTCAAGTCCTCGAGTGATGCAGGACCTCTGATACTTTTCGCGTGACCAAGGATTCGGGTCCGTCGGGGACTCTTCGGCCGTGACAATCACGTGCTCAATCTTATCGAGCCACTTTGTAAAACGCGCCCGGTTATTGGTAAAAAAGAGCTCTTTAGGCCCTCCTACGTGGTTAACTTCGGCCTCGACCAAAACAAAACGATCGACGTACTTGTCCAGAACCTCGAGGCGGAGCTCGAGTATATCAAGCTCATTGTAAAACATAAAAGTGTCGATCAACATCTAAAGTCAAAGTAGTTCTCTCCTTTATTTTGAAGATTTATAAGCACATTCATGTAATTCGTCTTGTGACCTCCTTGGACTTGGTGGTGCAAGGCATCCTGGTCGAACCCATAAGACTTTTGCTCAATGAGGCCTATGTGGCAATCTTGCACAAAGACTGTCCGGCGCTTGACTCCTATTTTCTGGAGCAGGTTCGAGATGACGATATCATCTGCAAACCGAGCCTCCTGCTTCATTGTTATAAAGTCCGAATGAATCTTCTGGATCCACTCAGCCTTGACTATAACACCCCCGTATCCCTCAATGACATCTACCGTTTGACCGTGCTCTCTCGGGTAGTACCCCTGGAAATACATATTCAGGTTGAAACCGGACAAGCCCCATGCAGATGTCTTGTCGGTCGCGTAGTGACGCATGAGCTGTGTCACGAGTCGAATATCATAGTGTGTGTCATCGTCTATGTACACGATAAGATCTTCTGGTTGAAGGAGGAGTGCCGGTCCAAACACCTTGGTCGCGGGTCCATAATCTGGGCACCTGTTCAGAACTATTTTGGGGTTTGAAATCTCTGGGACCTTGCCTGACCAGCTCGGAAACCGAGTATATGAATAAGGGATGTTGAGCCAAATTTCATGACAGCCCTGCATTAGGTTTTCATTTGCAATTTCAATAGCCTTTTCTATGCGTGAGGGTATAGTCGTGAGACTAAGTACAACCTTCATATAGGAATAAAGATTTGAGTCCTTATTTATTAAATGATCCGCACTGAGAATGGGATTTTTGACATTGACCCCGAGGACTGTTATATCCGTAACCACATGGCCTCTGGTCGGATATTTGAACACCACATAATCAACGGAATGCTCAAAAACTTTGTGAAAAAGTCAAAGTACATTGTTGATGTGGGTGCAAATATCGGATGTCACGCAGTGAGCTACGCAGGTTTCAACACGGACTGCAAGATTTGGGCGTTCGAGCCCCAAGAAAAGCTGTTCAATATTCTGAAAAAGAATGTGGAGCAGAATGGGTACAGTGACCGGATCGAGATTTACAAGTCCGGCCTAGGTCACCGTGAGATGGAGTCCGAATTGTCCAGTCTGGACAGTGTCGAGGATAAGAATTGTCAGGGCTGGAACAAGGGTGGCCTTGGTATTGGTGAGGGTGGTGAAAAGATGACTATTTTGACTCTGGACTCGTTTGATCTGCCCGGTCTCGACTATATCAAGATTGATGTCGAGGGTGCAGAGGGTCTTGTGATTATGGGTGCAAAGGAGACTATCAAAAAGTACCGACCTGTCATCTGCTTTGAGCACAACTATCAGCGTATAGAACCGGATCATGTCGGGCTCAAGAGTGTCCCGACGCCGTTCGAGGAGCTCGTGAAGCTGGGCTACAAGAATTTCATGTACCTTGACTGGGAGAATTACATTGCTTACCCCTGAAATAAAGTTTAGACTGGCTATATTATAAATGGAGGGCTGGATTGCCGTTACTCGCACTTCGACACTCGGAACAATTCCGCGCAAGGTGACACTCAATTCGAAGCGGTATGTAGTCTGGCGCGACCACGACAACTCGGTTAAGATGATTCCCGATGCCTGCAAGCACCGGGGCGCTTCACTCTCAACCGGGCGTGTTTTAAAAGACGGGACGATTGAGTGTCCCTATCATGGCTGGAAGTATGATGAGACCAAGTTTTGTCGGCCCTGGGGAGACAGTACGTGCTTCGATAATCTCCAGAATGAGTTTGAAAAGCGCGACCAAGATGGCCTTTTGTGGATTCGGCCCAGGGGTCTTGTAGGTCCGGACCCCCCGGAAGTTCCGCACGTGAGAGATCCCGGGTTCAACACTATGTGGTTCGAGACGACTATTAACCAGGCTGCTCAACTCATCATCGAGAATGGAATCGACCCGAGTCACGCTTCGTGGGTCCATGCAAACCCTCTCGGCTTTGGAACGTACGCAGAGTCCCCGACGAATGTACGGCACAAGGGCCACACGATCGAGTTTGACTATGTGCCCAACCGTGAAGCTCTGTCAACAAAGCTGTTCGGGCTCTCAACGACCCACAACCTACACACGTTTGTCCTGCCATATACAACCTGGTCGGACGTAATCGTTCACGGAGACAAAGTACTGATGACCTATGTCACTTTGTGCCCGGAAGAGGATCTCAAGACTCGTATGTTTGTTGGGTTTTCGCAGAATTTTGGCATATCTTCAAGTTTTTTCGTTTTGATGGGCAAGGCGATTGTTGAGCAGGACCGTTTTATTCTTGAAAATCTCGATCCCGACTTTCGGCACAAGGGTATCAACGGAGACCATGACGACTTGATTGTGTCCTATCGCGATGCTATGTTCAACCTAAACTTCAAGTAGATCCAAACTTGACCAAAAACTCACTCTCCTTGTACTGATACAGACTGGGTAGTAGCTCAGGGTTAATTGTGGCCATCTCTGTTATCAGGTAAGGCTCTAACTTACGATTTGCCATAAACTCAAAAACAAGTTCACGCGCTGCGTCATTATGTACACGGCTATCAGTTTTAGTCTCTGAAACAATAAATCGGAAGCGCGCAGTGTCATCTGCGATAGCTGAAGCCTTTGCTTGAATTGCATCCTTATTCATATTAACAAGGGACCTCTCCTTGTCAATCTCCTTTTGACACGCATTTGTAACATTGAAAGAATCCTGTACATAATCCAAGTCGGCCCCGAGGCTTTTGCCGCTGGCGGGCTCGAGATCTCCATCGATCCTCTGTGCGGGCTTTACATTAAACGTCGCGAAGAAATCCCCAATCTCTTTGTCCTTTTCGCAAACCTCCTCGAGTGTACTCCCCTTGGAGCGAAGATACGTAAAAATATCACTGTTTGTAATCTCGTGTGTCTCCATTTCCTCGGTCGATTCAGTGACCGACTCTCGGTCCTCCTCCTCTTCATCCAAGTAAGCCATTTGGGTTAGAACTTTCCGGGCCAAAATTTCAGAATCAATCTTAATAGTGAAAGTCGCCATTTTTTAAAATGAGTATCTTTCTTTTAAATATATAAAAAGGTCGCGACCGATTAAACAAATGTGCGGAATATATGCTGTTTTGGGTACCAAGAGACCTGTCGTCCCGGACGCGGCCTCTCTCTGTCACCGTGGCCCGGATGATTACAATATGGTAGACTGGAAGAATTGTCTCATGGAGTTTTGGCGTCTTGTAATCAATGGTGAGCGGTCAATGACTGGAAACCAGCCTATGTATCACTCTGGTAAGATGATGGTCTGTAACGGAGAGGTCTATAACTATATCGAGCTTGGTGGTCATTATGGTGAGTCAGACTGTGAGGTTATCATGCCATTGATCGAGGAGCACGGCTTGACACGGGGACTTGAGATGATAAATGGTGATTTTGCCCTTGTTATTTCGGATGGCCAGGATGTATGGGCCGCCCGTGACCGGGTCGGTGTTCGCCCACTGTTCTATACTCGTTATGAGGAAGGAATTGCATTTGCTTCAGAGGTCAAGTCTCTTCTGCACTTTGGGACCAAGGTGGAAATCTTCCCACCCGGGTACTTTTACGACTCCAAGTTTGACAAGTTTTTCTGCTACGCCCCTATGCATTATTCAGACATTAAGAGAGGTAATCTCAGTACACGTGATCTGTACGAGCAGTACCAGACAATCCTGGACAATATCGAGCACCATCTCAACGAGGCTGTTCGCATTCGCATGGAGACGACCGAATTTCCCATCGGTTTCTTTCTGAGCGGCGGGCTTGACTCGAGTATCATTGCTGCTATAGGTGCATCTATGTCCAATACACCCATCAGGACATTTTCAATCGGACTTGAGGGTCAAGATTCTCCAGACTTGAAGGCGGCTCGCCAAGTTGCTCGGTACCTAAACTCGAATCACACCGAGGTTACATTCACTGTGGACGAGGGTATCAAGGCTCTGGACGAAGTTATTTGGCACCTGGAGAGTTACGACACGACTACTATCCGTGCGTCAGTTCCTATGTATCTGCTCAGTAAGTACATATCTGAGAATACAGATATCAAGGTGGTTTTGTCGGGCGAGGGTTCGGACGAGCTTTTCGGCGGCTACCTGTACTTCCACAATGCACCAAATAACAAGGAGTTTTCGGCCGAGACAAAGAGACTTTTGCTCGACGTTCACATGTTTGATGTGCTCCGGGCCGATCGATGCACGGCCGCTCATGGACTCGAACTCCGTGTTCCATTTTTCGACCCTAATTTCATCGAGTACGTGATGGGTGGCTTTGATCCCATATACAAGATTGACGCTGTCGAAAAGCAAGTCCTGCGTGACGCATTTATTCAATATCTGCCACTTGAAATCATAAACAGACAGAAGAATGGAATGAGTGATGCGGTCGGATACAACTGGGTAGATGGTATCAAGCAGTATTGCGCGAGCAAGGTTTTTGGGCCAAACACCGAGACTGGAATGTACCGTAAGATTTTCCGCAAGTATTTCGGAAACAATATGCACTTGACTCCATATATGTGGATGCCCAAGTGGTCGAATGTCGATGACCCTTCGGCCCGGCACTTGAGTATGTTCAATGATAAGACTGAGCAGAGTGTTGAAGAGTTTGGTTGGGGTCCAGTGGTTGGCGCTGCTTTGATGTCGATCGGGCTCGCTTATCTCACGTACCATTTTGCGTAATAAAAATGGTGAACGTCTGTAAGGCAGGGTAAGAATGCAAAGGAGAGATATCAACAAAAAAATGTTCCCAGAAGCCGAGATGCTTTCTCGTATGGGGCTTGACCCGATTCCCTTGCCCGTTCAACAAAAGGCGCCGGTAAAGCCCAAAAAGGCCGTCCCACCAAAGCCCTTTATGGACTTTAGTGGGAAGTATGACAAGGTGAAGCTAAGCTATGTGGTGACAGAGGAAGGTGTCAAGGTGAAGCTTCACACACCTGACAAGTGGTTGATGATCAAGGAGAAGTATTATGATAAGGGTCATCGGGCTCCTATCGGTATCGTCACTGCGGCTATGCGTGCCTGGGGCTGTAGCAAAGAGGCTATTGATTGGACTATCAAAAAGCATATGGATGAAAAAAACGACCCAGCGTGGGAAACGGACTTTATACGGTTGTTCCCTGCCGAAAAGAAAACAACGAGTCAGAAGAAGGCACTTAAGGCTGTGGTGAAAAGATAGAGTAATGAATGTTCGCTGGGCGGATATTGAGGACGAGCCAGAAGTTCCGGAAACAAAACCGTCGTATGTCCCTCCAAATCGCCGCGTCAAAAAGGGTGAACCTTCCAAACCCGTGCCCATCCCGCGGCCTCCTACGCCACCAAAAAAAAGAGTAAAGACACAAGATGACTGACCTTCGCGAGTGGGTTCGCTGCAAGTTTACCGAGCTTATCCCTGACAGCGAGACTACTCGCTACGGTCGCAATATGGAAAAGTCAATCTACAACTGGGCCGGGAGGGTGACAGATCAGGACATTGACTGTATGATGTTCAGGGTGTTTTACAAGAATAAGGTCAATCATATCCTGGCCAGCAACAAGCGCACAAATAATGAGCTTGTGAACAGGATACGACGGGGTGAGATAAAGTCGGCCAAGATTGCCGAGTACCCTCCACAAGTACTTGAACCCGAAGGCAAGTACTTTGAGGCTATGAAGATGCTGAAGGACAAGCAGCTCAAGAAAGAGGATGCGGCCAAGTTTAGTGAGGACTATGAGGGTATGTTCAAGTGCGGCAAGTGCAAGTCGAAGCGTACCACCTACTACCAGCTGCAGACGCGGAGCGCAGATGAGCCTATGACAACTTATGTGACTTGCATGGACTGTGGATCAAAGTGGAAGTGTTAATATCAATTATTTAGCTTTATGATTATACGCTGCAAATGTCTATGAAAGTCTTCAAGCGAACGGCCGTTAAATATACTCAAGTCGGACTTTATAGTGTCAATAAAATTCTCGTTTGGCAAAAAGGAACACCCCGGTCGTTCAATTTTTATAATAATACCCCCAGCTTCCCGAATGCGATCAACCTCATTCTGGAACCTTACGTCTGGTATAATGACATTACCTGTGTGCTTTCGCAGCAACATATTTATGAAGAAATCTGCACCGCTCTCGCGTCGGACCTTTTCGCCCGTTTCTATCATGGCCTCTCTCGGGCTCTTGTTTATGACCGGATCTCGAACTTCCTTTAGAAAGCCCTCGGTGTGCTTATCTGTCCAGCCATACAGAATCTTTAGAGACTCCTTTATAGGCTCTGCGATCCGGCATATATCGTAGTGAGGGGCATACCTCTGAATATACTGGGCAGCTGTATCCTTGCCAGAACGAGACCGACCCAGTATACCGATAATCATATATAGTATAAGAGTCGTATTTTTAACTACTTGCAGCTCCAGTCACGTAGAGAGTTCACCATAAGAGTCGTCTCCCAGATTGACCGGGCAGTCATAAACCTTTTCTGTACAGGTTTATCAGAAAAGTGGATACAGGTCCAGTTTGGATAGAACGAGGGTGTCATTAGATTCTGAATAGAGTCATCCACAAAAATATACTTTTTATACAAATCAAACTGGGAATAGGCTCGAGCGTCGGGCTTTAGACACTCGTCATCCGGTGTGATATCTACACGGCTATCAATCGCCAGTGCGACCGGCCGGGTCCAACGCTCAGGTGCGTTTGAAAATAGAGTCACGTCCCAGCCATCCTGTTGTATGAGTCTGTGAATATCTTCAGCGTCATCCTTGAACTGTTTGCTCTCCATATACTCCCAGAGGTGATCCATAAGATTCTTGTCATAGATCTTTTGATCGAAATCACTTGTGTCTATTCCGAATGACTTTTTCAGACCATGGCCAGTGTGCCCATAACGCCTGTAAAGCACTGACCTGATAAGCCCTGGATTCTTTGCGCTCGGTAGCTTGGTTTTCACATACTGGTTTATGTTGTACTCGATGTGCTTTGTAAGCAGCTTGTCTCGAATAAGGACCCCGTCAACGTCAAGGAGTAAATGACCCATTTACTATTATACGCGCAGAGTCTTTAAAAAGGGTGCGCGTCGCGCAGCCGTGTAGCCGGGCCCACGCCTCCTCTACAAAAAACAAGCATGGAGGCTTGGTTCAAGAAACAGTACGTGCACGAGGTCCAGGACCGGTACGGGTGCCAGGATCACACGAAGCATTCCAGGCTTCTGATGATCACTCGGTGGCGTCTGGCTCCAGACATTAGTGTATGGTCAGCCTTGCCAGGCGAGACAATACCAACCAAGTTGGCCAAGCCCAACCCTCTCCGGGTCATGGAAGATGCTGAGCTTGCGTGGAAGAGGGCAGACAAGCAGAAGGCTCAAGAGCTGTACGACAAGTGGCACCACACTTGCACAGACCCTTACTATTGCCCTATGCACGGCATAGGTAGTGACTAACAGTGTAATAGAACCCACGTTAAAATTGGTGTCTAGCGCGCACCCGTGTCCCCCGTCCGCCCCTTAGCCTCCACTCAAAAAATGGAGGGAACTATCAATGAGCGCATTGATGATGACAGAATAGGCATGATTCGCTGCGAAACTGACACACTCGAGTTTATGATGATTACAAAAACTCAAGCGTGGGAGACAAGTATGCGAGTGAGGGACTTTCTAGAAGTCATAGAGGACATCTACGCAGTCCCGGTCCATGACGTGCCTGAGACCGTAAAAGCTATGGTGTTGTTCAGGGGTTTCCAAGTGGAAGGGAACATATTGACCCTGACACTACAACACAAGCTTTACAAAAACGGGATACCTGTCAAGTTTCCCCCTTTGAGTGAGCCGCGCGCAAGCTCGAGCTTTATATGGTCTGCAGTAGTCAAGAGTTCAGACTCATACTCGAATGAGAGGAGAGAGGAAGAGGAGCGGAGAATAGAAGAGGAAGAGAAAGAGGCCAAGAGGAAGCTTGAAGATCTAAGATATCAATACAAGCGGTGGTTAAAGAAAAACCCACTCGCTTTGACTGTCCAAGTCCCTGAGTGCTATAGAATGTTATCGTGTAAATAGATTAAAATTGGTGAACCCTTTACAACCGCGCGCGCGTGTCTCCCCTCGTCAAACAAGCAAAATGTGGAACGCAGACAAGATGTATGCTTATTACAACAGCCCCACCTACAAGCCAGCCAACTGGGTGAGGCGCATCAACCGTCTCATCAAGGAGGGCGAACTCATCTTGGACCGTGAGGAGAATGGGTACAAGATTTACAAGCGCAAAGGGCAGGAGGAGAAACTAAAGAATGACTATTTTATTAACGGGGTCCTTGCATCTACACTATCTGAGGGCGAGGCTGCGAACAGACTGAAGGGCTCTTACTCGGCTGTCGAGGAGGACTAAAACGTATCAAACAAATCTTCAAAATCAATATCAGAGTCGGAGGTCTTTCGTTCCCAGAATTCACGAAAGACCTCTTTCTCCTCCTTTTTCAGTTGTTTTTGAATCTTCCACAACTTTTTGAGTTTCTGAACCCTCTTGGTCTGCTTAGGTTTTATGAATACAACCTTGGAAGGCACTGAAAGATACATTATAAGTATAAAGGTTGTAGTCCTTATATAAGCAATGGATCCAGAGAGGGTTAAGGCGTACAACAACGCAATGATGCAGTGCGGTCACCAAATGGACTATGTCCACATCCAAAACCAGTATGCAGATGTCATAGAGTGGCTTCGGGTAGAGAATGAGCGCGTAAAAAAATCTTGCTTGAATACAAATGACACTAACGAGGAATAAGTTTGTTAAGAATTTCCTCATCTTTCAGGCTAACCGAAATAGCAAAGTATTTAACAAGTACTCAAACTACAACATAGCCCGGCTCATCGAGGGTCTCAAGGATGGCGTACGTGGCCCCATGTACATTATTAACGGTAAGTTGCTCAACTCTCAGGGTGGTCGGCAGATTCTTACCCGGAATCAGCTCATGAGCAACTTCAGGGGGTATTTCAACTACGCTAACAATGCAAGCAGCGCCGGAAACGCCTTTAACCGCGCCACCATCTATAACGGCACAATGTCCACTGCACGGAGAAATCTGAACAGCAACTTCAATGTTAGCTGGTACAACAATCTCAACAAGCCTTCGCAGTTGAAGTTGCCAAAGCGCCCTAATCATAACAGGCGACCAACCAAGTACACAAAGAATGGTGTGGTTGTTTTGTTTGGCAACACATATGCCAAGGTTAATGGCGTGAGATACCCATATGTGACTGCAAATAACGCAGCCAAGGTCTGGAATGCCGTCAGCGCAAGAAAAACAGCACCAAAAAAGAAGGGACTCTTCCGCAGAGGCTAAAAAGGGTGACTTTTTCAAACCCGAGCCTTCGCAACAGCTGAACACGCCACCAAACTCAATATGGCGTTCAGCTTCCATCTCATCAACAAGAGCATCACTATTCCTAGCTCAGATATGCCCAGCCGTAACCCTATGTGGTACCGCGTCTGGGTCAAGGATGTAACCTCAGAGTTACCAACCAAGGAGAGCGTCCAGTGGCTTGAAGCCTGGATGCATTCTGCCACGCCTGGTGAGTGTGTTTTCTTGAACCATAATCACCAAGCCTGTGAGGAGCGCGATGCATTCGCGTGCATTAAGTGTGAAGTGTAATTGTTAAAAACCGTGTTTATCCCTGCCCCGGGCCCGCGTCCCTCATACCCGTTTAGAGTCAAACAAATGGAGATTTACCATGAGACCCGTATCGCTGATAAGCGTGTGTGCACATGCTGGAAGCCCTACAAGGCTGAGATGACCAATCTGGCTTTTAAGCACTTGGACATGACCGACCCGAAGGTTGTAGAGGCTATGAAGAATTGGATTATGAATTGCGAGAGTTGTCCGGGGGCTGGAGATAGGCTATATGATCTCCTCTGGCTAAGTGCAAACAAGTCTATGCAAGCCAACAAGTACTTTGCCTATGACAATATTCCCAACCCTAAGATGTGGATCGGAGTAGTGCTTCTGCGGCGCATAGGGCCTCACCCGGCGTACACAAAGTTCGATACTGCAGAGTTTGATGCAGATAATCTAGAACTTGTCTTTTCCAAGTCCCCGAATGATATCCTGCGAGTGGCGTTAGAGATGTGGTGAGTGTGAGTGTAATGTGAATTAAAATTCGTGGATAACTGGCAACCTTGTCCCCTTCGTCTCCCAACATGGCACTGATATCTTAGTTTTTGGGTGACGCCAGTTTCCTATTCTGGCTTACAATACGGTACATGTTATGACCCGATAAAAACCGAGTATATCCTTTTTTCTTGTAAAATTGAAAGGCGTTATTCACTACATTAAGTACTATTACTCTTTTCTGTCCTCGAGACTTGGCGTTATTATAAATAGCATTCATAATCCGTGAACCGTATCCCATTCTTGGTTTAGTCGCCAAAAGACTAACATTGTTGTTACCTACAAGTGTATTCATCACGAAAGCAAAACCAAGCACTCTCGTCCCGTTATTGTTCAAAAGTATATAATTTCTGTTCCTAGAATTCATATATGTATTGAAAGTTGTACGAGAAAACTTAAGAGGCTTCACGAGCTCGAATGCTTGATTCTTAATTTTTAAATTCTCAAAACTAGAGTTTCCTGGGCGTCCGGGAACAAGCTTCGGCATCCCTAGTGTAAACCCACATAAAAACACTAGACGCTGAATAGACAAGACGAAAAGATGGCACTCGAGGAAATCAAGGAAGTTCTGCAGAGGGCGTACAGCCAGTGCTCCACGAAGGAAGAGTTTGAAGAGATGTGGGAGGACAAGTTCAACGAAGTTCGGGACTCCCCTGTACTTGCCGCTGTGAGTGAGTGTATCCGACACTCGTGCTCGGTAACCTTTTGGTTTGTGGATGGACCCGATAGGCTCCGTTTTGCATTCTCTTGTGTTAAACAGCCTCGAACTATCCACGCTTACAGGTTTCGGAACGACAAGGGGGTGTTGAATACTCTCGAAGAAAGTGAACTTGACTCTTATCTGTATATGATAGTGTCGAATTCCCAAAAGATTGTTGTGACTGATCCAACCGGTGAAGAGCGTTACATCGAGCGTGCCGGTGATGATGACTGGAACGACTGGCAGTGGGTTAGAATGCAATAGACATAAAGCAGGGGCACGATTACTAAATATATGGAGTTTGTACTCGCAGGTGCTTACTATCGTTCCCAGGATGCTCACGACTTTCTCAATGATATTCAAAAGACTCAGAAGACGGTGACTGTTAAGCTAGTACCAGATCCTACGAATCCAATGGATAATAATGCTATAAAGGTTATGCATGACGATTTACATATTGGGTTTGTTCCTTCTCGGAAAACAGCAACGGCAAAGAATTTTTCTAATGCGACACTTATTCCGTCGTGTAACCAATATGACACTCTCCAACCTCTTGTAAAGGTGGATTAATAAATAACAAGATGATTACGACCCCATAAGCCCACATGAGTACTATACACCGTGTAATGAATAGAACCTTGGTTAAAAAGTGTGTCTTTTTGTCTCCCGGGCTCCGTGCCCCGTCACCGTAAAGTCACCGA